ATTTCAGCATTTTACTGCTGAGGTCTGCTTTGCTTTGCCTGTTTTTCGTTTTAAGTCTTTAATCAGCTCTTTTATTTTCAAACTTCCGTTTTGGACGTTGCGTTTTGCTCATATCTATTTAATATATGCTTCTAAATCTTCCTGATACCTTTTCAAGGCGTTTTCTGTTTGTTTTATTTCGAGTTCTGTTAATTTATAGGCTTTCGCGTGCTTTATAAGCTTTTGCTGAGCTTCTATTTCGTTTAACAAGCAGCTTTTTGCAGAACCGTCATTTTTCCCGCTTCTGTATTGCGCGGTATGGATCAATTCTTCAAATACGCTTGCTCTGCCGGGATTTTGCCTTAGCAAAATCGTTTCGGCGTTATATGTAATCCCTTCGGCGTGCTTTTTCTCCAAATATGCGTCTATTTCGTCATTTTGCTGTATAACGCCGCCTTGCTGCTGAAAGGCTTTTTTAATGGCTCTGAACTGTTTCTTCGGCATAGGCTCAACATAGTTATCGGGTTTAGACTTACGTGTCAGTACGTCCACAGAAGCATCACTCCCTATATTTATTATACCACTTCTACCGGAATTGTCAAGTTTTTTCCTCGCCGCCCAAGAGGACTTAGAAGCTATGCTCCTGTCAAACCCATAAACCTGAGACCGCTCGTTCTGCGTGAGAAGATTTGCCTTTTGAGAAAACGCCCTGTACTCCTCCCGCTGTCTGCGGAGCAGCACGGACTTCGCGGTAAACATCTCCTCATCTCCCGAACCTTTTGCGCCGATAATTTCCCGCTTGGTCTTGCGGATAGCGGTCTCCATTTTGCGCTGCTTATGAGTGCATTCGTAGTACGTCAGGGTCTCGCCCTTGTATTCTACAGGCGGAGGATCAATATTTCTCAGTTCCTCCTCGGTGTAGGCGGGAACGGAAATTCCCTCCAGAACGGGGTAAAAATCATGTCGGCAGTTCCAGCCTTTCAGACCCGCACCGGTGCCGTATCCCGTGACCTCCACCAGGGACGGATATTTCTTGGATTTTCCCGAAAGAGAGTACCAACGTCCCTGCCATTCCGCATGATCGGGACGCGCCCCCGCGTACGCTGTGACCTCCACAAGGTCGGTCTCAAGCTCCGCCGCGTTGTGTTCGGATATTTTCCCCGACATCTGCGAGACCCCTGTCATCACAGCTCTGCGGACGGCAACATCGGCGTGATTAACGTGTCCGCTTGCGTAATCGACAAAGCGCAGACCGCTTGCCGTAAGCGATTTAACGGCGTTTCTGACTGCTGTGTTGTAATCAAAAACGCCCGTCGACACCTGCATTTGCGCAAGGTCGAGAGCGTCCTGATAAGCCTTTGCGATCGGTTTGAACGTTACCTTTCCGTTCGGAGAGGGCAGGGAAAATCCCATTGACCGCGTGAAATTTTTCAGTTCACCGGAGGTCTGCTCGATACCCGCGCCGATAAGCTGCTGCATATACGGATTGTCCGCAAGTGGAGTAAAGGGCTTGCCCGCTTTGGCGTACACCGACCCGTAAAACTCGTCGGAGACCTGCGCCGCGTCAAAGAAAAGCCGTGAGATCTCCTCTCCGGATTTTTTGACGTACTCCGCAATTGCTTTTTCCAGAAAGTCGTTTGCGTACCCCATTTCTTTTAGACGTATAAGCTGCCATTCGGCGGTGTCTGTAACAGACCCCGCTTTTGCGATACGGCGGGAAATATCCTTGAGAACGGTATCCTCAAAATTCCGCGTGAGCTTTTCAAGCTTTACGGGAATTTCCCGCAATTGTTCGGGAGTAAGCGGCGGCATTATTCATCTCCTCCAAAAGCTTCGGGAAGCGCGGCAAGAGCCTGCTGTTCGGTCTCTCCGTAGCGTCTCATGCGGTATTCTGCGGGGGACATTATCCCTGCGGCGACTTCTTGGAGCCATATCCGCTGGTCTGTCTCACTGTCGGTAATAAGGCTGTCGTCGAACTCAAAGGACTGCTCAATCTTGTCCTTTGGAGCAAGTCCGTAAAAGTCGCATAAATTTTCGAGGCAGACCAAATACTCCTCCAGACTTTTCCGCAGGGACTTTTGTATCGCGCTTACGGTGCAGTATGATCGCTGTTTCGAGGCTTTTACCTCGGTAGCGGTCTTTTCGGTATCGTCGATTCTGGAAAGCGTTCCGAAAGCCAGTCCCGAAAGGTGCTCAACGTTCCGCAGTATGTCGTTCAGACCGTTTAACAGGGACTGATCGCGGATAGCGGGGGAGAATACCTCGTATAAATTTTCACTGTCAAAACCGCGGTATAAACGTTTGTTGTGCTTGGGAACGCCGCCTTTTCCCGAAACGTCCAGAGCGGTTACGTCCACATTTACCGCAAGCTCCGATCCCTCGAACTCCCACAGCAGACGGGCATACTGCTCGTCCGCGTCGCGGATAGCGTCCAAAGCGTTCGCGAAAACAGACACGCCGAGAGGGGAGCAGCTGTCAAACTGATTTGCTCCGGGCATTTTGAAATAGCAGAACAGCGGGCGGCTGAAATTTTTCAGCGCGACCTCGGCTGCAAGCTCCGACCATTCGGGGACGAACGATAAAGAGACCTGCCTGCCCAGCATATCCGCGCTGTCGGAAAGATACGCCGCATTTTTCACGGTGTACAGCTTCTTGCCGTAATCGTGAGTTTCAAGCCGCGTGTAGAATTTTTTGCCGACTGTCTTACGCTCCGCAAAAATGCAGCCGGTGATGTTTCCCGATCCGTCGAAAGCCGTGGGGAAAAAGCTGTCCGCCTGAACGTACGACGAGGAAATATACCCGCCCGAGAGATAGGGCTTCAGTATTACGCCGCCCTTTGCACAGGCGTATTCGGTGTACAGCGGAGCGTCCGCAATAAGCTTGTCGTATGTCCCGGAAAGATATTCCGCCCGTCTGCCGCCCGTCAGTTCAGACTTGAATTCCAGCGTTACGAGCCGAGCCATTTCCTTTGCGATAGCGGAGGGCAAATGCCGTCCACGATACTTGTCCGTAAGCCATTCCGCCCTGTTTTCGTAGCAGTCCGACCACAGCTTTATCTTCTCCGCCATGACCCCCGATACCGCAATATCTGTATCAAGCCTGTCCTTTAGTTCTCTTGAAAACAATCTTTTCACCGCCTCCGCAATTTGCGTAAAAATATTCATTAACGACCTCTCTTTCTCCATACGGGGGACATTCCGTACCGAACCGCGTCAATGTGGTGGTTGTCCCTGTCGGGGTACCCGCTGATTATCTCGCCCTCCTTGGAGCGTTCGTATTCGTACCGCAGAAACTCCTTTGCCGTTTCGGGACACCGTTTGCCGTCAATAACGATACCGCATAACGATTGCAGCCACTTCATGGAGTATTCGACGCTGCCCGCGCCCTTTTCGGCGGCACGGCAGAAAAGCCCGTAGCTTCGGTAGTCGCCGACAGATTTAGGTTCCGCGCTGTCCGCGGTTATCAGATCCTGCGGGGTAATGCCGTGCTCCTCAGTAAGAATTTTCGCTGTCTCGGCGTTGCCCTTTTTATTGCAGCGGTATTCGTTAAAAATGTACAGCGTCCGCCGCGCCGCGTCGAAGTGCATACGGTCAAAGGCGAACGGGTCGGGGTACCAGCCCCAGTCAATTCCGTTGTACACGCGGTCGAACTGCGCGATCTCCTCATCGGAAATGTCGCGTACAACAACGTTCTCGAAAACATTTCCGCCGGTACCAGTGGGTACTCCGAGGTACTCGTGTTCATAGGCGCGGGGGTTTTGTTCCCTGAGGATTTCCGCCTCGGTAAAGAACTGCTCTCCCAGCCATTTGCGGGGAACGTCAAGGTAAGTGCTTTTGTGACAAAGACGGTCGGGACGGCTTTCAAGGCTGTCCTCGTTCGCCCAGTTGGACGCGGATACGGGCGGGTTGTAGCTTTCAAAGTTCCAGAACAGCTCGCTGCCGCGCATTGTGGACTGCAAGATCGTACGTATTTCGGCGCGTCCCGAAAACTGATCCTTTTCCTCGAAATGGGTCACGCCGATGTACCCGAAAGGCAGCTTGATGGATTTAAGTTTACCCGCGTCGTCGGCGCCGAAAAAAATAACGCGCTGTCCCGTGGGCTTGTAGATAAGCTCCATGGGGGACGTGTGCGCGGTAAAATATTTATCGAGACCGAGCTTCGATATTGCCCACAAATATTGTGAATACACCGAGGTTCGGAGGGTGTTGGCGACCTTACGCATTACCAGCGCGTGGCATTTCGGATTCCGCAGGATAAGCAGAATTACCTCAATGCTGACGGTCGAGGATTTCAGAGAACCGCGTCCGCCGCTGAGATCGTAGTGAGTGTAAAGATGTTCCCGAACTGCGCGGTGCAGCTCGTGATAGGGCTCCGCGATAATTTCGGAAACACGTGTATCAAATGTCGTCAATTATGCGTACCTCCTGACTTTCGGAATTATTTTCGGGCTTCTCACTCCACCCCTTGAAATTGTTTGCCAGTGAGAACTTCGCGCCGTTTACCCCGTCCCTGTCGAACAGGCGGCGTTCGGCGTACTCCTCGCACTTGGATTTTGCAACAGTGAGAATGTCGTTGAACCTGTCCGAGCGGTGCTGATAATTCAGCAGGGACTGGCGTGTCTTAAAGCCCAGCCATAAAGCGAGTCCCGTGACCGTTGGAGGGTGAGCTCCTACGATAACGGGACTTCCGTTTTTATTCAGTACGACCTCGCCGCTTTCGTCCGTCAGGGGACGACCCTCGCAGTGGTTGAAGTATGTGTCCACAGCCTCCTGCATTTTTGCGGCGGAGGTGTATTTCGGTTTATTGGTTTTGCCCGTGAGTGGTCGCCTCCTTTCGGGGTAAGTAAAGCCATTCGGGTTAGAAGTGGTTTTTGCATTAAAATTTTAATTGTGCGCTATCATCAAACGGTTTAACGACGGATATGACTTTTTCAATATAATACTTGGCGGTATTTTCTATAGGATTACCGTAATTGTCTTTTAGTGTTTCCATTCTCATAGATACTTTCATTTGAGTTCCATAGGTTAAAGGAATTTTAGATTCACGGAAACTATTAAGCCATGTTTCATCTTCTATTTTTGCTTTAATGTTTTTATTAAAATAAAATCCCCATTGTGCGTCACCATTAAACACTGCGGTAACTAAAAGTAAATCTGTGTTAATATGTGAAATATAAATGGTATTCTCATTTCTTAAATCTATAGGCGCAGATAATTCGTCGTAATCATTTGCTGATATTTCCATTATTTTTTCCGGAATGGCATCATTTCCCAATATCCTCAGTTGTTCTCTATTTGACTCTTTAAGTGTTGTTCCTATGTTAATTATGGAGTTACATATTTTAGCGTTTTCAAAAAACTTAGCTCCTGAAGCTGAAAACACTTGAATCTCACCACTTTCATTTGTAACAGTAATTTCTCTTTCATTCTTCTCTATTCCTTTTGGAGCTCCTGATCCTAAATGCTTTTTTATTGCAAACCATTCATTTATTGATTTTAAACAGGTGGATATATAGTTAATATTATCCTGAGTTAATAAATTTACAGCTGTTACTGCTATACCTTCAAATAATAATTCAAAACTTCCCTTATTTACGGCTAAAATATTAAATTCACAATTTGTAACGTTTGATGATGCTTCTTTTGTTAAAATATCTAAGTTTTCTAATATCTTTGATAATGAGTGTATATTAATACTGTTTTCGCCACTTAAGTTAATTGTAAATTCGTATTTTTGTATAATGGTATCATCTGATGACTGAATATTCATAATAATATCTCCCTAAAAATAATATTATATCTACATAATACCATACAAACAACATAAATGCAATGTTTACTGACAAAATTCTGTGAACTTTACCATAATTCGCGCACCGCGATAATGCAACCTGCAAGCAAAGAGCCAGCCGCCGACCGCGTTAGGGGGGCACGATAACGGCGGCTTGATTATATTCTTTGCTCATTATACAGTATAGCACATTAAAAGCGGACATTCAAGGACATGTTTTTCAGAGCGTAGCCGTGAAGCCGTCTGATGTGTCTTTCGGAATAACACATCTCCTCCGCAATGACCTCCCACTTCTGATAAAGCAGATACCGCCGTGTGAGAACTTCCCGCTGCACCTCGTCGGGAACGGCACCCACAGCGCACTCGATCTCCCGACGCTTTTCGGTAAGCTCGTCTATCTCTTTGGTGAGACGTTCCTCCAGATCCATTACGCGAAGCACGGCGCTCTCGGTACCGTTGCCGCAGGGGACGGGCTTGGAGCCGTCCGAATCGTACCGCACTGTTTTCCCGTACAGAGCCGAACGAGCCGCCGCAAGCTTCTCGGTATCAAGTTTTATCTTCCTGTCGATCCTGTACGCCTGCTGTAAGTATTCTTTTGCGGTCAAGCCGATCCCTCCTTAGGTCGTGTCTAAAATTCATAGTTTTAGTGCTGAAAAATAAATATTTTGTGACAAAAACGAAGCGTCATATTATTTTTGCGGTATAGTATTCTTACGGTCGGAATAAAAAATAGGAGGAATACTCATGCCTGTAATAATACCAACAAAGGACGAAATAATAAATATAAACGTTGATGTGCTCCAAAACAGTACCGATCCGAACGAGGATAAATCCCTTGCAGGAAAATTTTTAAATGAAAGCGCTCTTATTTCTGCCTTGGATCCTTACGATCCATATAAAAGTGCTTTTGAAACCGCATACGGTATCGCAAAAGCAATTGCAAACGACCACGTTTTTTTAAACGGAAATAAGCGTACTGCTACTCAGACTGTAATAAAAATTTGTACCGATAACGGCTTTAATTTTAACGGCGCCGATACTGAGCTGTCAGATTTGGTAAACAGCCTTGTCAAAGAAGACGGTGATGATGAAGAAGTAAAAACAAACTTTATCAGCGGCATAACCAAACTTTTTTCTAAATGATCCAATACCTGCTTCCGGCCGTGCAGGTATTTTATTTTTGTCCTCTAACAGTTGGAGAATCCAACTTTTTGCAGTCAACTGCAATTTCCTCAACCGCACCCAACTCAGAAATAACGATAGACTTGCTGTCTGGTTCTGTAAGCTCAGCCTGATAGAAAAAATCGCTTTTGTTGTTTTTCCGTATAATGCACCCAGTCAGCAAGTACTCGCCGTCCACGTAATGCCGAGGCAGCTGTAACCGTACAAGCTTGCCGAGATTGTATTTTACTCGGGATATGTCCATTACATCAGCTCCTCAATCTTGATGTAAATGCCGGAGACTTCCGCCCAAAACTTTTCACATATCTCCGAAGCCACAAGTGCATCATCTTCCCAGAAACCGCATTTTGTCATGCAGTCTTTAAGCATTTTCTGGAGATTGTCCGTGTCAGGTTTAGTAGTGCGGTACTCGCCGTCATTGTGGCCGTCTTTTGGGAAAAGCCACTTACAGGTCAGTCTCACAGCGTACTTGTACGGTTCTTTAGGCTTATGGGGGCAAAGAGCTGAGAGAAGCTTGCTTTTAGCGTCCTTGACTTGGGGCGGGTCGTAGAAGATTGGCTTACCGTTTTTTACCATAATCTTATGCTCCTGAGCAGTTACAGTCGGCGGTATCATCGGCAAAAAAAATTCAGTCATTTTTTCTCCTTTCGTGCGTGTCGGTTTTCTTACGTACGGAATATATATGGGGCGGAGCTTTAGCCCCATATATATATTACGTAGTAATATATGCGTTGTCCGAAATTCGGACAAATTCGATATTTTCCGATTTTGTCCAGCATTTAGACAAACACGATATTTTTTCGATTTTGTCTTAATAGGACGGACACGAAATTTCTTCGATTTTGTCCTATTTCTTTAATCCGATTTTTTTCCCCTCTCTCCAAAAACCTCCGTGTTCCGTCACCCACCTTTCGACGGTTTTGGGTGTTTTCCCTAAATAACTTGACAGTTCCGCAAAGGTAGTCTCGCCGTTCTCCTGTACAGCACTGAAAGCTGTTTCAAGGCTTTCCTTGCGGTCGGCACTGTTTTCTTCGGCAGTTTTCTTTTTGCTGAAATTTTTCTGATATGCAGGGGCTTCTGTGCTGAGATCTTTCAGCGTACATTTTTCGTCAGGAACGTGCACAGGATACTCAAACCAAAGGTTCAAAGGATCAAAGCGTTCAAACTCCCGAAGAGTGCCCTCTATGCGCCATGCAGTACGTTTTGACAGCAGTTTTTTGCCTTTGTCGATCTCCTCGTTCATAAGCCGGCAGGAGTTCAGTTCCAAAATTCTTTTTGCATGTTCCCGCATCTGAGGTGCGGAAAATAAATCGTCCTGTGAGACGTTTTCCTTAAAATCGGGTTTGAATCGAAGTATCCATTCAAGACATTTTTTGCACACAAACGCATTTTCTTCCGCCGTCCTTACGCTGTCTGTAACCTCCAGTTCCGTAAGATCAAGCAGCGCGTCGGGATCGCGTGCAAACACTCCCGAACCGCTTACCCTGTCCATAGACCTCTTGCCGCCCTGAGAGCCTTTGCTGTGGTGGTGACAGTATATTACTGCACAGCCCAGCTCGGTGCAGACTTTGTCAAACTGATTGCAAAAATGAGCCATTTGATCTGCGCTGTTTTCATCGCCTGTGATGACCTTGTAGATCGGGTCAATAACAATTGCAAGGTAGTTCTTTTTGTTTGCCCTGCGTATGAGTTTTGGAGCAAGCTTGTCCATCGGTACACTCTTTCCGCGCAGGTTCCATATGTCAATGTTTTTCAAGCCGCGAGGGGTGATGCTCAAAGCGATGTAAACGTCCTTAAAACGGTGTAAGCAGCTTGCTCTGTCAAGCTCAAGGTTTACATACAGAACCTTGCCTTGCGTGCATCTAAAACCAAACCAGCTTGTACCTTCTGCTATGGCTGTGCAAAGCTCGATAAGAGCGTAGGACTTTCCCGCCTTTGAGGGTCCCGCAACAAGCATCTTGTGTCCTTGGCGCAAAACGCCGTGTATAAGCGGGGGAGAAAGCTTCGGCAGGTTTTCCCATTCGTCCGCAAGATTTTCCGTATCGGGCATATCGTCGTTTATTCCCTCTATATAGTCCTTCCATTCCGCCCAGTCTGCCTTGCCTATGTTGGTGTCTATGATATATTGCTTTTTGCCGTTCCTCGTTACACCGGGCATACGGCTGAGACGGGAGGGGTTGCGGTTCTGCTTGTCAATATCAAGACCGTTTTTCTTGCAGACGCTGTAAAGATAGTCCACACGTCTGCGGTATTCATCATAATTCGGCGCGTCTACCTTTACAATGGAGTGTATGGACTTGCCGCCCGAATACACCATAACAGCCACAGGCAGCTCAAGCTCACGTATAACGGCTTGCTGTTCCTCTATAGCCATGCTGTCGGATTCAACAAGAGCATATCTGAAATCGGTGACGTTCTCGTTCTTTATGCCCTTACCGTCCAGAGGATTGAAGCGTATCCAAGCTCCTGCGGCGGGATTGTAATCACCAAATACAGCTCCGATGTCGTCACCGTATTTGGCAAGCTTTGCGATCAGTTCTCCCGCAGTGTCGGCGCAAGAGCCTTTTGTAGGTAAATATTTGACTTTACCGTTTTCTTCCTTCTGCCATGATTCGGTAACAAATCCAACATTTTCGGACGCATTGAAAAGAGTTTCAAGATATCGTATTATCTCCATGCCCGGGTGCCATTCGGAGGGTTCGCAAAGCTTTATGCCCTCGCCGCTGCTGAGGATTTCAGCTTCGGCATTGATCTCATCGTCCCAGTCAAACACCTTTGTGTTTGCAGAGCTGTCATGATAAGGCTGCCACCCTTGGTTTTTGGCATACTGTACAATAGTACCCGCTGTTACGGGAGCGGCAGAGCCATTAAAGCTCCGCCACTTTTTTTCGCAGTCACCGTCGTGATACCGTGCGGTATCGCTTTTACTCCATTTATCCCAGTCTGAGCAGGCATAGCCCTCGTCTTTGAGTGCCATACCTACGTTTACCCATTCCTGATAGTCAAGTTTGGCAGGATCTATATGATCTAAAATTTCAAGCAAATTCGACATTTGATACACTCACTTCTTCCGGGATAAAATTTTTCGGTTCAACTCCTTTGGGAAGCCGCCAGCCGCAGGCAGAGATTCTGCTTATCATATTGCTTGCGATATTAAAGTCCCAAGTGCCCACGTGCTCAAAACCGAAACGCTCTAAGAAACGTATTTGTTTTGGCGTAGTCAATCCTTCGGTGCGGCGCTTTTCAAGACGGTCAAGTATAAGCTTAGCTTTGCCCGCGCTGTCGATCTCATCGGGATAAATGCCGTATTTTTCAAGCGCTGCCTTTTGCTTATCCGTAGGCATCTCGCACTCCCAGCCGAAGGCGGGGACGTAATTCGCAAGATCAGCAGCCTGTATGGACATCTCGTATTGCAGCGGATCCACAAGCTGCCGCTTTTTCTTTTTCTGAGCCTCAAGCACCTTTGCAAGGGATTCTTCACGTTCCGCAACAACATCTTCGGCCGCTTGCCGCTCTGCTTCTTCAAGGTCGACAAAGCAGCCCGCCTTTTCAGCAAGATTATCCGTCATTTTTTGTGCAACGTCTTCGCTGTCGCATATAAGGTGAGCGGGACGGCAAAGCTCGTGCCGCTCGGTGTGCCACAGAAAATCAAGAAGCAGAAGCTCTGTCTTTCCGGTTTCGGGGGAGAGCCTTGTGCCTCTGCCTACCATTTGGCAGTACAGGCTTCGTACCTTCGTGGGCCGCAGAACGATTATGCAGTCCACCGATGGACAGTCCCACCCCTCGGTAAGAAGCATGGAGTTGCATAAAACATTGTACCTGCCGTTTTCATAGTCTTGCAGGACTTCGGTGCGGTCGGCGCTGTTCCCGTTTACCTCGGCGGCAGAAAAACCTTTACCGTTAAGTATTGCGCAAAACTTCTGCGAAGTCTTTACAAGCGGCAGAAAAACAACAGTTTTGCGGTTTTTGCAGTATTTGAGCATTTCGTCTGCAATAGAGTATAAATAGGGGTCAAGGGCAGTGTCAATGTCGGAGACTTTAAAATCGCCCGCTTGCGTCGCAACGCCTGTAAAGTCAATTTTAAGCGGTATAGTTACTGCCTTAATAGGGGAGAGATACCCCTCCTTGATAGCTTTCGGCAGAGTATACTCATAAGCAAGGCTTTCAAAAACCTGACCCAGATTTTTCATATCGCCTCTGTCGGGAGTAGCGGTCACGCCTAAAACATCTGCGCTGCTGAAATGATCAAGTACGTTCTGATAGCTTGCCGAAATGCAGTGATGCGCCTCGTCCACAATAATAGTGTCAAAGTAGTCAGAACTAAAACGTGCAAGACGTTTTTCACGCATAAGTGTCTGGACGCTTCCTACAACTATACGGTACCACGAACCGATACAGCTTTCCTCCGCTTTTTCTTTGGCGCAGTATAATCCGGTTGCAGTTCTGATCTTGTCAGCTGCCTGAGTAAGCAGCTCCTCGCGGTGCGCCAGTATAAGCACGCGCTTGCCATGGATCACACAATCTTCAGCAATTTTCGCAAAGACAATAGTCTTGCCGCAGCCTGTCGGCAGAACTAAAAGCGTCTTTTTACAGCCTTTCTGCCACTCTTGCAGTACGGCTGATTTTGCTTCTTCCTGATATGGACGGAGCTGCATCAGAACTTACCTGCCTGCCAGTTCCCGGCAGAGCTTGCAGGCTGACTTGCTGCTGCCTTTGATTTTATAACATTGGCGTCCTCGTCGTATGCGTAAAATTTCTTTATCTTGTTATAGTCCTTTCCGTTGTAAGGTTCGACAAATATGCGGCATCTGCCCCGCTTGCCGATCAAACCGTTCCAGTCCATACGGAGCGGCTCACCGTGCTTTTTCATGCCAACCGAGAGAAACAGCGAGGATATTTTCCATTCCATTTTACTGCAAAGCTGAAAGTTTTCAATAAGCGTAATTTCGTCATTTTCACCGAATACAGTAAAGGTTATAACAGCCTTGTTGCAGCGGGGAAGCTTGTCTGTCTGTTCCTGAATACCCCGCTCAAATTTTGTTACGGCAAACTCGTAATCGCCTTCGGGCAAAAGCACAAACGCATTTTCGGCATTGATCTCGTCGTTCCAGTCTAGTGTGTAATTATTTTCCATAGTCTGTATCTCCTTTAAAACGGTACTTTTTTATTTTCTTCGATAATGGCGTAAACCTGATCCCATGCGCTTATAAGCACGCCGTTTATGAAATCGGGAGGATAATTCGCAACAGGCATCATTTCGGGAAAATATCCCTTGTTTGAAACTGCCACGCGAATATCTTCCTCGGTGACGCCGTTTGCTTTCATCAGATCCTGCAAAGCTTTTGGAAGTCCCTCAAGGTCGTCGCTTTCAATGATCTCTTCAAAACCTTCAAGGCTGTCAACGGGAGGGTGCGGGGGTACAGGATTTGATAAGGGGGCGGAAGCTGTTTCAACAAATTCGGGAGATTGTTCTGCGATCTTAACAGGCTGTGTCTCCTGCGGCGCAGGCACAGGAGCCGATTTGCCCTCGATAATATGAGCAATTTCCGCATAGTCCATAGGCAGTTTGTCTGGCAACCCGTCACGGTTCTTAGCGTCCCAGCAGGGGTGGTGCGTGGTGTACATAACACGCTGTCCGCCCTGCGCTTTGAACTTTTTTCCCTCTTTATCGGAAGCGACCGCAAATGTCTCATAGTTGCAGAACAGTATCATATCCGCCCATTCCTTTATAAGCGGAGAGGTTTGCGAGTTTGTCTTTTTACCGAGCTTCAGCTCATAGCGGTCATAGGAACCCGCTTCGTCAGGCTGGTCAAACCTTTTAAGCTGTGAATGACAGTTCAGGACAACATTGCATATATCATTATCAATGAGGTCCTGCAAAGTATTCAAGAGTCTGCCTACCGCCTCGGCAACGTACACATAGCCGTTGCCGTAGCCGAAATCCTCAATGCCTTTTTTACCGTATGTATTAAGCACATCTTCAACGCAAAGCCGCTCTGCCCAGTCCATTGTGTCAATGACAAGTGTATCACACACATCGGGGTTCTGCTTAACATACTGTATGTAATTATTAAGCATCGCCCAGCTGGTGGGTTTTTCTTCAAAACGGTTAACGTTAAGCTTTTTTGTACTGCCCTCGGTGTCGATAAAAAGAGGGCGGGGGAATTTGCTTGCAAGAGTGGATTTACCGATACCCTCGGGACCATAAATTACTACCTTTTGCTTTGACGGTATAATACCGTTTGAAATTTTTATATTCATTAAAACTGACCTGCCTTCCATTCCTTTTGCGGTTCGTTTTTGACATAACCGTCCTCAATGATAACACTGCATTCTCCGCCTGTTGACACTCTTGTGGCAATAGCCTGCAAGCCCTCTGCTTCAAGCCATTTGCCGAACTCGTTAAGGGTATCAATGTCCATCTGTTCAAGCTTGTCCAAAAGGACAAAGCCGCATTCGGGGTTAAGCTTCCGTACGATCGCGGCAGAAACTTTAAGCTGCTCGGATCCGCTCATGCAGTCCCATTTTGCGCTGTTGTAAGTCAGTTCGCCGTCCTCGACAGACAGCCCGGGCAGAGGCAGCGCGGCGCTGTCAAGCAAGCTTTTCCTTGTGCTGCGTATGCCGTTTATATCTTCTGTAAGAGCGCTGTATTCCTCCGAGAGCTGTTTGGCTTCCTCCTCGGCTTTCTCTTTGTCAAGATTTGCACGGACCTTGATGTTGACAGCTTCAACATCTTTTATATTCTGCTCAAGCTCGGCGGTGCTTTCGTCATGAAGCTGTTCGGCGGTTTTAAAGGCAGTTGTCATAGCTTTTTCAGCATCGGTAAGAAGCTTTCTGTATTTTTCAAGTTCTTCCGTAAGCTGATTTACCTTTTCCGCATATGTATTTCTTTGCGCCTGAAGCTTAAACGCTTTGTTTCTGAGCCGTTCATTTTCACCGTTGCGGGCAAGTATTTCCTGCTGCTGTCTGATCAGATCGGATACCGAAACAGGCACTTCGGGAACGCCGGTATACTTCGGCATTTCGGCTGCAAATTTTGCTTTTTGATCTGCAATTCTGCCGATCTCAAGACGACGGTTGTACAGCGTGCTTTCCCGCCGTTCAAGTTCTGCAAGCTTGTCTCCAACGCCTATGATCTGAAGCAAAACGTCCGCTTTTTCTTTTGCAGTTGACTGCAAAAACTTCGGCACGTCAAGAGCAAAGGTAGATATGAACGCGTTAAGCAGCTGCTGTCCGCTTTTTCCACCGTTGGGATCGGTAACTTTCAGCGTACTGTTTTTGCCGCTGCGCTCAACTACGATCCCATTGCTGAGTTTTACGCAAAGCTTAGGAGGCACAAGCGAACCGTTTCTTGCAGGCTCGGACGGGCGGAATTTTTCGCCGCCCAACACCCAAGCAATAGCATCAAGGACAGAAGTTTTGCCCTGACCGTTCCGTCCACCTATGACCGTCAGACCGTTTTCGGTAGGCTCAATTTTTACGGCTTTTATGCGTTTTACATCGTCAAGCTCGAGGCTGTTTATTTTTATCATTTGTACATTCCTCCGGATCATAGTTTTCTATAGATTCTATAAACTTGTCAGCTACAGCTTTGGTTTGATTCAGTAAGATTTCCTCGACACCAATCAAACCGGATACATCATCAACCAAAGCACGTAAGTGCGGATCGGGAATACTTGTGTCGTTTTCGTCGACATATGCATAAAAGGCTTCATTAAAGCTTTGAAGCTGTCGGATAAGGAACAGCAGATCATATAATCCCATATTTTTCAGTGTACTTATTTTCATCAGAGTACCTCCTCATCAGCGGCAAACATAACGCAGCCGGTTATAAAGGCGGATATTTTGGATATATCATCAGTCCACTCTTTTATATCGGACTGAGCTGTCGCGATCTTTCCTTCGAGATCTTCTATTTTTTCCGTAAGGGCTTCCCAGACGATTGTGGGAATATCACGCACTTTTGCCGCAAGAAGTTTCTCACGGTCGACAAGGCGCGCCTCAATATTGGTATCGCCAGTGACCTCGCAGCAGAAAATTTTGTCGGTGGTATTGACATCTGCGGGAATTTCGGGTACAATAGTATTTGAAATAATTTCTTTTGTGCTTGTACCGTTGGCAGACGGTGCAGGCTCTTTTTTTGTTTCGGCTTTATTCAGCTGTGCGCAGACCTTACCCACAGTCGATAGATGTGTTTTGCCCTCGTCTTTAAGTATGCTTATCTCGTGTACCTTTTCAACGGGGGTCTTTTGACCTCTTGACATATTATTTTCCTCCTTGTTATTTTCGGGTATTTCCCAGCCCTTTTCGCGTATGGAAGCGATAAGCCCCATTACCGTGTCGGGCGGTACGTCGTGTCTGTTCGCAAGATTTGATATTTGCAGCAGCATATGTAATTTACGTGCGGCCTCTAACGGTTCCAAGCCTTCTTGCAAAAGCTTGTACACATGCTGCTCGTTAGGCGTAAGCGGACGTCTTACGGGCGGGTCAATCGCAATTCTCATCTTCCGCCGCCTCCTCGGATATGCCGCCGGTACGTCCCGCAGTGAAGCACTGCACTATCTGTATTATCAGGAAATAGAACAGCGTTCCGCAGAATACGGACATTATAAATTCTCGCACTTTTTCTTTGCCTCCTCATAGGTCCTCTCGATAAGAACGCGGCATACAGCCTGTGCAAGCAGCTCCTTTGACGGCTTGCCGTACAGCTCGATACGGCGGCCATCCGCGGCTGTCATTACGGCGTCGGGCTTTTTGCCATCGATCTCTTTTGGTAACATAGCGATTCTCCTTTCGTATGATTACGCCGATTTCTCAACGTTAGGAAATATATTTCTGCTCTTAAGCAGATCATAGATAAAAATCCTGCCCTTTTGCGTCCAGTAGGTATGTACCTTTGCGTGAGTATTTCCGGAATTATCAAGATAGTTGTGTGTTCTGGTGCTTGTGTAGCCGCATTTTGCGTATTTCTGATAGAGCAGCCAAATACCGCCCTGCTTAAACTGTATGCCGAGTTCGTGGAGCAGCGCATTAAGCCATTTTGCTGATTTGCCATAATCCTTTGCTATTTCAGTAGTGCTGACTAAATCTTTGCAGTTAAGTATCACATCATAGTATGAAGCCTTGGGCTGAAGCTCTGAAATCTGCTGCGTCTGGACTGCGACTGTGGTTTCAAGCTGCTTTTTTGCCTCCCGTTCTGCCTTTAACTCTGTTAAAGCCGCGATCAACGTGTCGGGATTTGCGAGTACTTCATCAACGGCGTAGACACCGTGTTTTCTGATTGACGGCAGCACTTCGCTTGTAACCCAGCGTTTGAACTCTTTAGCCTTAGGAAGTTTGCTTGAAAGGATAAGGCTGTACAGTCCGCTTTCGTTGATAACTGTCATTTCCTGTGTTCCTCCAAGGGTGTCACATTTCGTTACCCCCTTATCCTCGTCATCAACGTGATCGCTAAGAGCTTTCCTGTTGTTTGAATACCCCAGTATTTCCGTCACGTCCTTGCCGACGAAATAAGGTTCGTCGTTGATTTGCAGGGTTCTTACTTTCCCGAACTCGGGATTTTCGTAGATTTTGATGTTTTCCATTATTTCCCTCCTATCGCATTAAGTTGCATAACGCAACTTAATGCGTAAAAAAATAGCTGCCAAATTCTCCAGCGCTAATCCCGAGAAGTTTAGAGAGTTTCTCGGCTTCGCATAAATCAAAAGGGCGCACATTGTTAAGCTTTTGATTTGCAGTTGGCTGAGCTATTTTTAGAGCCTTAGCGACATCAGCCTGTGTAATTTCGAGCTCTTTCATGCGTCCTTTTAATTTATTAGTATTTACCACGTTGATCACTTCCTTTCTTAATTAAGTTGCATTATGCAACTTAATGTGTCTTTATAATACCATGCCTTTTGAAGTTTGTCAAGTGCTTTTTGCAACTTTTTTTAAATATTTTTTAAAAGCCTATTGCATAATGCAATTTTATGTGCTATAATACAACTATAATGTTAATATATAAGATAGGTGATGTGCTATGAACGACGAGTTAGAAATAGGCAGACGCATTAAAAAGAGCAGAGAAAAGGCAGATTTAACACAGGAAGAACTGGGTAACGCTTTAGGTCTTAACAAATCTACAATTCAGAGATATGAATCAGGCAAGGTGGCAAGAATTAAATTACCAGTCCTCGAGGCGATTGCTATTGAATTAGGAGTTAACCCTGAATATCTTGCGCTACAAACAGATGACCCTATCGATTATGAAAACTCAGAAGAGGTTTTAAATGCACCGTTAGATGTTAGAAATCACTATAACAATGATGCTAAAAAAATATATGAATTTAAAAAAGCAGTTGAGGGTGACGCTGTTTCCGAAAATGTGATTTATGAACCAGCCGAAGACATAAAAATAGTGGCCCGTCACCTTGAAGAAATACCTGTTGACAAAAGAGAAGAATTGGTCGATTTAATAAGCAGAACAATTAGTGCGTACAAAAATGCAATTGAGCGTGATAAGAAAGGAGGCTGATTTTTACGGTTAAACCTGATTTTGACACCGCAGAATATAAAGCGCGAGAGCTTCGACTCCAACAGAAAAGTGCAAGTCTTGCTATGAATATCAGAGAAATGGATTTTGACAAGCCGATAATTATTGATACGTACGAAAATTATGCTCGTTTAACAGGCATTACAGTGGAGATGCTTTCGCCTGCAGAGCCGCTAAAGGATGGGTACACAATTATAAGTAAAGATTTATATGTCGTTCTGTATAATGACGAAATTTTAAATCAAGAACACCTGAATTGGACACTTGCACACGAAATAGGGCACATTTATTTGAACCACGACAAAGATGGACCGAAGCAAGAGGTTGAGGCTCACTGGTTTGCGGCGGAACTGTTAGCTCCGGAACCTTTGATACGGTATATGATGTATAATGAAGAAGTTGAACTTTCACCGCATAAAATTCGTGAAATATTTGAATTGTCAAAAGAAGCTTCTGAAAAGCGCTATAAAACTATTAAAAATAAGAATATTTGGAATTCTTATCTTTGTGATGAGCTTGAATACAAATATCGATTTGCTATGCAAAAGTACAGCGATATTCCGCCATTTACTCAGGCAACCGTGCGCCAAATTTTAGCTTCAGCAAGTTTTGAAATACGTTAAAGGATATTAGCACTAAATTGATAATTTTATGAAAAAGGGACGTGATTTTATGCCAAAGTGTAAAAAGTGCGGCAGAAAAGGTTTGTTTTTTAAAGTAAATTTGGAGGGTGTGTGTAAGGACTGCGAAGTCTTGACGGAAATCGAAAAGCGAAAACAAGAACTTGATAATGATGTAAATTCGCTCTGCCGTCAAGCAGAGGAATATAACCAGCAAATCGAATTGAAAAGCAATGAAGTACAGGAGCTTGAAAATAACCGTCAGAAAATATATGATAATTTAAAGCAACAGGCTGAACAGGCTGCGCTTGCCAATATTTACAATGAGATTAACGCTTTAAAGGTTGAACGTGATGAGAGAGCTTTTGAATTAGCTAACGTAAGTGAAGAATTAAAAAAAGTATCATCAACTTATGATTTAACGCAAAAGAAGTTGCATAAGGCAAAGACTTTATTTGAAAGCTACCAAAGCGCAAATAAAGGCTACATAAAAAGCGGCGAAACATTTCTTGATAAAATAAGCCTTGATCCTACCGTTGAGATACAGCTTAACTGCATGAATGTTAAGCAACTCAGAAGTTTGTACAATCAAAACAAGAAGCTTATACAGGACTGCCTTGCAAGATACGAGGGGCGTTATACTACCAAAACAAATGCGGCTCTGTACAAGCTTATGACGATTGCGTTGGAAGCGGAATTGCAAAATATATTGTACAGCATTAACTACGGCAAACTCGAAACAGCCGAAAACTCCGTAAGAGAAATGACTGTCAAGTATTACGCAATTGCTGTTGACGGAAATCAGAGCATTGCCCCGACTATGAAAAAATTTATTGCCGAGATCGAGCATTTATTTTTAGAGGCAATAAAGATAGAGTATGAATATTTTGTACAAAAGGAGCGTATAAAAGAGGAACAGCGTGCTCTCCGTGAACAAATGCGGCAGGAAGCAGAGGAGCGCAAGCAATTAGAGGTTCAAAGAAAACAGGTCGAAAAGGAAGAAAGTAAGTACCATACAGAAATGCAGAATGTTCAAGAGCAGATACAAAATACTGCCGACACCGAAAAAATTGCAATGTTGGAGGCGCGTCTTGCAGAAATTCAGTCGCAGCTTAATGATGTGGAACAAAAGAAGTCCGACATTATAAAACTTCAGAACGGCAAGGCGGGTTATGTGTATGTTATAAGTAACCTTGGCTCGTTTGGAGATAATGTATTCAAAGTCGGTATGACCCGTCGTTTGGAGCCTATGGATAGAGTAAAGGAGCTCGGCGACGCAAGCGTGCCGTTCCCGTTTGATGTTCACAGCTTTATTTTTTCGGATGACGCTGTTGGACTGGAGCATACGCTTCACGTTGAGCTTAACGAACGTAGGGTAAACAAGGTGAATCTGCGCAAAGAGTTTTTCCGAATTTCCATTGACGAGCTTGAAAAAATGGTGTATAAACATCAGCCTACAGCTGAATTTAACAGAACCATGCTTGCGGAGCAGTATAATCAAAGTCTGTCTACCGATTTTGTGCGCGAGGAATTGACTGATTTTGATGATGAGGAATAAATAAGTCTTCCAACACTTGGAGAACTGCTTGAAATCATATAAAAATAACGGCGTATAACGATGTGGTAAAAAATGCAAACAAACTGTAATGATGTATTAGCTTGTGAATTTCTAAAGTTCGTATTATATAAAAAGGAGAAATTAAAATGGAAAGATTTTTAATGTTAGCCAAGAATACTGCAAATATCCAAAATCCAGCTGTTGAAGCTAATGTTATTGCAATTGTCAGTATGGTAATTACTATTATTTTTACAGTTATTAACATTCTTCTTACAATACATATCAACCAAAACAATAGTCAGCAGCAAGAATATTTCCATGAAAGTAGTGCTGAGTTACAACGAGAAATAAATGATAGAAATATTGAGTTACAAAAACAAATACATAATCGTGACATAAACAATCAAATAAGGCAAAATATTTTAGAAACTTATGGTTATTATCATGATGTTTTAAGAAATATAGCACAAGTTACGGGTTCTATGCCGTTTATTTTCTTTGAAGAAGCACCTTACGATCTATGGCTAAATAATGTTACGAATGCCGTTAGCGAAAACTTAAAAAGATTTAATCAATTAAAGTTAATTGTAGATGATGAAGATTTTATTAAATATTTAGAAAAATGTAATCGTCATTTTGATGATTTCTTGAATTTAGTGTATGATTATAAAAATTCAAATAATTTAACGCAGTTTATTAATAATGCATGGAATGAAATTTCAACAGTTAATACACAGTTTGGTGCGACAATTAGCTTTAGGAATTATTATAGTCTTTATCAAAACAATGTATTAAAAGAGAAATTTTGGAAACATTGTTCAAATACATTTATAGAAAATATAGTCAAAAAGGCATATGAATGTAATAGTTTGGTATATTGTGAAGAATTTGATGAAAAATTTAAAAAATATCTTCAAATCAAAGATATTTAAGCGCAGTTGTCATCTTATACTAAAACCGAGACGAACGTACTAAAAAGAAGACGAGTTATCGAAAGGAGCGGTGCCATGAAAACTGCCGTGATATACGCCCGATACTCCAGCGACAAGCAGTCTGAGCAGAGTATCGATGGGCAGCTTTACGACTGCTATAACTACGCCAAGCAGCACGGCGTAAAAGTCCTGCGGGAGTACATAGACCGTGCCATGACGGGCAAGAACGACGACCGTCCCGCCTTTAAGGAAATGATAGCAGACAGCGCAAAAGAGCGGTGGGATTACGTCCTTGTGTGGAAGCTTGACCGCTTTGCGCGGAACACCATGGACAGTGCAATAAACCGCCGCGAGCTGAAGAAAAACGGCGTGCGGCTGCTGTCCGTCATGGAGAGCTTTGGAGAGAACGCCAGCGGAGAGATGATGGAGCATTTTATTGAGGCTATCAACGAGTACTACTCCGCCGATCTTCGCGAAAAAACCATTCGCGGTATGCGGCAGTCCGCGCTTAAAGCCCAAAGCACGGGACACATTCCTCTCGGCTACAAGTCCGTCGATAAAAAGCTCGTTATCGACGAGGACACGCGGTTCATACCCGAGACGGTTTTCAAGATGTACGCGGCGGGGGAGAAGCTTACCGACATTGCCGCGCTGCTTAATGAAAAGGGATACCGCACGCGTACCGGAAAAAAGTTTACCGTCAACAGCTTTTATTCAATGCTGAATAACGAGAAGTACACAGGAGTTTATAAGTACGGCGACATACGGATAGAGGGAGGTATACCGAAATTGATTGACGAAAAGGACTTTGAAAAAATACGGGAGATCATGAAAAGGAACCGCAAGCGCGCCGCCAAGAACGCGGCAAGGGCGGATTATATTTTGTCCGGGAAGCTTTTCTGCGGGTACTGCGGCGAACCTATGAGCGGGCTGTCGGGTACCGCACGTAATGGTGATAAACACTACTATTACCGCTGCAACGGGGTACAGAAAAAGTCCGGCTGTGAGAAGCGTAACGAGAAAAAGGAGCTTATCGAGAACGAGGTATGCCGCGCGGCTTGGGAGGCTTTCAGGGCACTGGACAAGCATGATTTTGCCGAGGAGGTCTACAGGCTTTATGTCGCGGAGATCACCGCATACACAACGGTGGAGCAGGTTGAAAAACGTCTTGCGGACATCAGCAAGCAGGCTGAAAATGTTGTGAACGCCATAGCTAATACGGGCGGAAATCAGATGCTGTACGATAAAATAAAGCTCCTCGATACGCAAAAGCAGGAGACCGAATCGGAGCTGAGATTATTGCGTGCGACGCTGGAGAACGTCCCGACTATAGAGCAGATCGAGAAAATGGTGGACGACATTTTAGAGATGTCACCAGATACTCCGGAGGGCAGGAAAACTATTATTGATATGATGGTGTCCAAGATATATTTGTTTGATGATAAGATCGTTGTGACGTTTAAGGCTCCCGACGGCAGCAGCAAGGATATTCCGCTTGAAGATATAAAAAATGTCCCCGAAACGGATTGTATTCTATCCGCTTCGGGGAGCCAATCACGCATAATCCGAACACTTTCATTACAAGAGATGTGTTCGGATTTGTGGTTTTTATATGATGTACTATATACCGCCTGCGAAAGTGGGCGGCTGCGTTTGTGGGCGAGTTAGCGGGTGATAACTAATAGCGCATAATTATATTTCTATAGCAAAAATATCATTCAGCGGAATTTCTTCTCCGCTTGTGAAAACCATATTATGGTTATACTCGTCAATTCGTCTAAAATTTCCAGAAAGTGTAACGTACTTACCTCCCGTCTTTTTCTCGTCGGGAATAAAGTATTCTATTGTTATTTCGGGACGTTCATCGGCGTGTTCTATAAGGAAAGCAATTTTTTGATTAAGGTCTGTTATCTTGTCCGCTGTAAGCTCCTGCTTTTCGTTGGTCAGACGTGAGGTTTCCTTAACAGCGTCGTCGTATCCAACAAGGGCAGCAAAAGGTGAAAATTGCGCTGCCCTGACATATGTGGACGAGTGTTTGAAACATGGTGTGGCATATTCAACATATCATCATATTTTCCCATTATGCCCTATGACCCCCTATCTGCTTGTTCCTGCTTATAGTGGTCGCTCCCTCTTCTAAATTCATGCCTTTGAGTACTGCATTTTTGCCATATTTATTTTTAAGTTCAATAATGGCTTTCTGCATATTTTTCTCCCGCTTCAAAGCCTTTTCTTCCTTGTCACGTTGGACTTGCTTTTCTTCAAAATCCGTGAAAAAATCAAGCTGCTCTACTTCATTTTCTGCTGTAATTTCCGTTTCAGGAATTACTCGGCAGGCTACCACATTTATACGTCTTGAAGTCAGATGTTTGTCAATTATTCTTTCAAAAAGCTCCATAGCCGCCGCAACAAGTTTATTGGTGGAGGACGTATACCTGTCAAGATTTATCGTGCCGTGAGCGTGTTTCGGCGTTTTTCTGCCGTATCGGTCGGTAGTGACTTCACCTTTGTATTCGCTGCTAACTTTCTCGTCCGAAAGGTTTTCAATATCGTACCATATTGTCAGTACGATTTGATTTGTTACAAGTCCCTTTTCCACCAAATCAAGGGAAAGCAAGTCCGTCATTTCACGGACAATAAGCTTTGCCTTTTGGTAATCATAGGGACATTGTAAAACCTGTCCCGTGCTTATGCTGTTGTTTTCGGGTTTGTATGCCTTTATTGCTGCAATGGTGCAGGGTTCCCAACCCCATGCGTGGTCGATAAGAAGCTCGGCGTTTACTCCAAGCAGTTTATACAACATATCTTCACTTCTATATCCTTTTTGCTGTAAGGAAGTCCTTGCAATATCCCCCATTGTGTAAATACCGTACTGCTCCAATCTTTTTGCAGTTCCGTTACCAACTCGCCAAAAGTCAGTTATCGGAGTATGCTCCCATAGTTGACGGCGATAGGACATTTCGTCAAGCTCGGCAATTCTCACTCCGTTTTCATCGGCGGGAATTTTTTTCGCCATAATGTCCATAGCAATTTTGCAAAGGTACAAATTAGTTCCAATTCCCGCCGTGGTGGTAATTCCTGTGGTCGTGAAAATGTCATTTATAATAGTCATTGCAAGCTGACGTGCGGTCATTTTGTATGTTTGCAGATAGGACGTAACGTCAATAAAAACCTCGTCGATAGAGTACACGACAATATCTTCGGGAGCGATATATTTAAGATAAATCTTATAAATTCGTGTGCTGTATTCCATATAGTACGCCATTCGTGGCGGCGCTACAATGTAATCAACAGCAAGTGAATTGTTGGACTTTATTTCATTGTCAAGATAAGATTTTTCGGTAAATTCAAACTTGTAGTTCCGTGCAGCCTTTCGGTAACCATAAAGGCGTTGAGCATTTACTTCTTTGATACGCTGTACTACTTCAAAAAGCCTTGCCCTGCCCGAAATACCGTACTGCTTCAAGGACGGTGAAACCGCAAGACATATCGTCTTTTCTGTGCGGCTCTCGTCGGCTACCACAAGATTTGTGTTAAGCGGGTCAAGTCCTCGTTCTACACACTCGACGGAGGCGTAAAAACTTTTCAAATCAATGGCTACATACTGACGTTTCATATTCCCGCTCCTTTCAGCACAAATTCTAAAAATATTATACCAATTTCCGCTGTGAAAATCAATCGGTAAAGGTGACAAAATAGAACTAATGTTCTTGTGAATGTTATCTTATTATTATGGGTAAAGTTGACTTATATGGGAAAATGTGTTACAATTAATACACGAAAATGTTTTGTGAGGTGCAGTAGATGGCAGAAGGTTTAAAAATTGATAGGAAAATGTATCGAGAAATCAAAGGTATGGACAAAACTGAATTGACCAATTTCCTTGAAAGAATATATGCTATGGGCGCAGAGGACAATGGTGTTGACCTTGAATTGTTGCGGGAGCGTATAGGGCAAGTTAAGGGTATCGGTGAAGCTCGTCTTAATGAGATTATGAAGATTATTGAAGAAAATTCTTGATAAGTACATATACTATATTAAATATCCGTTTGCGAATGTTTGAATTTGCAAACGGATATTTGCATTGAAAGAGAGAAAAAAACTTATAAAATAATATTAATTGCGTGAACAGCTAAATTGCGGAAGTGAACAGCATAATTTCTACGGACTGGTTAGTTTACGCTAATTTAATTAGAGTATATTTTTTATAAAAGAGTTTATTTTTTACCTTTAAGACACGAAAACGGCACTTAAGGACAAGCTGTATTGACTTGATGAATTTATTTTATTATAATAAAGGCATTAAATTGGGGAAAGTTGGTGATAAAATGGAAATAATTTTAAATAAGGTAATGAAATTCATAGCTAAAGATAACGAACTTGATGACGATGAAGCAGAGGTAGTCAGATATGGTCTTGAAATTGTAATTACAAGAGCAATTTTTGTGGTTATTATTGCAATTACTGGTCTGCTAATGAATTGCCTTTTTGAGAGCGCAGTATTTGCAGTATCTTTTACCCTGCTTCGTGAATATGGCGGAGGTTATCACGCAGAAACAAGAGGAAAGTGCTTTGTGCTGTCAATCATTACTTTGATTGCAGCTTTAAGCATAATCAAACTTGCAGAAAACTTTCAGTTTCTGACGTTCCCTATTTGGGGTATAGCTTTGGTTTCGGTTATATATATTTTATTAAAAGCTCCGATTGATACGCCAAACAAAAGATTTGACGAAGAAGATATAAAGATTTACGGCAGAAAAGCACGGTTACTTACTGTTATTCTCTTAGTCGCTGCTGTGCTTCTTTGGATTTTAAATCTTAGTGATTTTGCATTTACAGTTTTAACGGGAATAATAATACAAGCATATCTTATGATTAAGGGACAGATTTCAAATTCCAGAAACAGGGAGGAAGTATGAACGTTGAGACTTTTGGCAGTTTCTTTAAAAAATGTCGGGTTACTCGCGAGTATACGCAGCGTGATTTGGCACATATGCTTGGAACATCGCCGTACTACATAAGCCTTATTGAAAACGGTAAAAAGGTCAATCCCGATATAAAAATATTTGGAAAGCTGTACGACGTGTTAAATCTTTCAAAGGACGAAATGGAATTGCTCCTATATCTTCACGCAAAGGAAAATAACTGCGTGTGCTGCGATCTGACTGACTTTATTATGCAGAATAAGGAAGTTATAGAACATCTGCGCAGCGAAAGAGACAAACCGAACGTGCGTCCGAATTGGGAAGATTTTATAAGAAAAATAACGAATAAATAGCGGTTTTTGCCGTTATTTATTTGTCCGTAAATGTTTACTGACCAGTAAACATAATAAAAAACGAGGTGAATAGTATAAAATGATTGCAGTTAATACTGTGGTAGACATTGAAAAAATACATAAGGTTCTATGTCCCGAATGCCGCAGCCGCATATGCGACGTAGTTGTTTCCAAACGAGGAAATTGTCAACATAAATACAGGGTAATATTTGACGGGAACAGCGATTGCCTTATAGCAATAAAATGCAAAAAATGCGGTAAGGTAATTGGACTTGGCATTAAACAATAAAACATTTAAAACAAAATACAGATACTTAGTACGAGTATCATCTTCCTTGGTTGAAACAGGGGGTTGGTAAATATACCATTAAAAAGGATAGAAACTTGACAGGTAGCTTTTAAGGCTATGTCAAATTTCTATCCTTTTTTGTTTTGGAAAACCCTTTTCGCTTTAAGAGCGGAAAGGATTTTTTATGTTTATACGCAAAACTTGGCTTTGCTACATAGGGCGTTACCCATAGAAATTTTTATTTTTTTATCAATCAAAAAAATAAAAATTTCGGAGGTAACGTTATGAAACGTAAATTTTATAAAATAATAAAGTCAGAAAAAACAGCAGACGGTTTGAACAGGTTGAAATTGTCAAGCGTTTACAGTAAAAATTGTTCAGAACAGAATTATGTTGATGTAAGCGATAAAACACTTGAAGGTTTAAAATCCTTAGCAAGATACCAAAGGCGACAAGATAGTAAGGATTATAGGAATTTATCAATTTACGCCTATGATAGTCTTACCGATACTACCGCTTCCGTTGAAGATGAATATATTGCAAAAATAAAATCTGTTGAATTACGCAATGCGTTAATGATGTTAAAACCGATTATACGGCGTAGATTTATACGTCGGTATTTACTTGGTATGAGCTGTGAAAAAATCGGACGCCTTGACGGGGTAAGCAGAACGGCAGTAAGCTTGTCGATAAAAAATGCAAAGATTTTATTGAAAAAGCATTTAGGTGAAAACTACTTAAATGACAAATAATCACAATGTTAATTGTGCATTTTGCTAAAAAATAAAAAATTTTTGGAAATTGACTTACGAAAATGTTCTTTTTTGTAGGGTTATTATAGAGGGCAAAAAAATTCCTCTATATGACCTGCGGAAAGAAGGCAAAAAATGCACGGAGATGATGTAGCAAGTGCGGGAGTGGAAGTGACAACACAAATCGTATCGAAAGCGACGGAGCTTTTTATGGAAATGCTGAAAATCGCTATCGAGCGCGAACGTGAGAAAAATCGGCTCTCGGAAAAGTCGGAGGTACTGTCTGGCGGCGAGGTGACGTACCAACGGCTGAAAGAGGGCGGAGAGGTCACAATGCTCCCAAGCTTTGCTAAAGAGGATTATGGCGAGTTCCTCAAACAAGCAAAGAAAATGGATATTCCCGTTGCGGCGATACGGGAACAGGGCAAGGACAACACCATTTCCGTTTTTTTCAATGAAAAAGACAAGGAGGCAGTAAATTCTATCGTTCAAGGCATTGTAAGGGAAAAGATGAAAGCAGCCGAACAGACTGAGCGAATGATTACCATTGAAAAAGAACAGGTGGAAGGTTTTCAGACATATTGTGCTGAACACGACATACCTGTGAATTTTATGGAAACGTCAAGCGATGTAAAATGTATCTTCAATTCTGCGTATGAGAAACAGATAGAAGCTGCCGTTGAAAATTATCGGCAAGTGCAAAACGAGTTATCAAAAGCGGAAATCAAGGCGCAGGCTGATGAACGGGGCAGACCGAAAATTATTGTGTTCGATACCGAGCAGGGCAAACAGCTTTCAATGAATTTCTGTACAAAGGCAAAATTGGAGCGTGTCTTGCAGGAACGGCTGGGATTTTCAAAGGTCAAGGCTTTGGAGGCGGCAAACGTTCTCTTACAGCAGCTTTCGACAGAACAGAAAAAATACTTTTTAAGCGGCTCACGGCAGCTTGAACAAATGGACTTCTACCAAAAGGATATTAAGTTTGAAAATGAAAATGTTCTTACGGACAAGTTTTCCTTTGCAAAGCTAAAGCTTCCCGATGAAGATTTTTCAAGGCTGACGATTACCGACACAAGCGGAAATTTTGTTGTTTTGTCCGAAAAGAATATCGACCGTGAACAGGTTGAAAAAAGTATTCGGGCGCACTTGAAGCTGGACGATACGGAAACTATTAAGGCAATCCTTGAAAAAGCGGAGCGACTTGGTTTTGTCGAAAAGCCGAAATTGACACAATTCAAGGAATACCAAATCGAACGGGAAACCCAAACAGCGTTTACTGTTCGTGGCGGGAATACGGTTGTACGGCTTGATTTATCCGATAAGGAAACTGCCAAAAAACAGCTTATGGACAGCTTCGGAATGTCCTCCGCAAAAGCCGAGAAAATCATCGGCAAGGCAATGAAGCAGAGCGTTGCTAAAAATCTGCTGAAAAAAGCGAGAGAGATAATTGTTTCGTCCTCCGATACCATTAAGAACAAAAAGCTGGATAGGGGGTCGAGAAAATAAGTCGTGTAGCAAAAAAAGCAGATTTTATGACTATCAGCATTTATGCGGTACTGGCGGCGTTCGTGATATATTTCTCGGCGGCGTTGGGAGCTTGTTTCGACCTCTCTTTGGACGAGAACGGGAAAGCGGATTTTGACAAGCTTGCAAACAGTCTTGAAACCACACTTATGGATACCGACCTTGTTCTGGAGCAAATAAAAAAAGGCGAAAAAGCTTTGCAATTCCCGATTTTTACGGCATTTGGGCTTGGTCTGTATGCTCTGATGAAAGTTACAAACAAGAAAAAATTTCACAGAAAGGGTGAGGAACACGGTTCTGCTCGGTGGGCAAACCAAAAAGAAATTAAATCTCTTTTGGACAAGCCGCCCAAACCGAAAAAAGAAAATATTCTTAAAAGAATTCTTGTCAAAATCAAGGGTTGGTTTAAGGCAAGGGATAAGCCCGAAATTTCAGAAAATTCGGATAATCCTGCTGAAATCATTTCGGAAAAATCAGCAACAATCAAAATGACCGATATGCCGAAGCTAAAGGCTGCGAAAAAGGAACATGAGTACATAATCGACAATAATATCGTCCTCACGAATGATGTGAGAATGTCGCTGAATACAAGGCAGACCCGCAAAAATCTCAATGTTATGGTTATCGGCGGTTCGGGTTCAGGTAAATCTCGTTTCTATGTAAAGCCGAATTTAATGCAGGCAAATACAAGTTATGTCTGCACCGACCCAAAAGGCGAATTGCTTCGGTCAACGGGGAAAATGTTGGCTCACTACGGCTATAAAATCAAGGTATTCAACCTGATTGATATGGCGCACTCAAATAACTACAATCCGTTTCAGTACATTTATGATGTGGACGGAAACTACAGCGCAACCGCCGTTATAAAAATGGTGAACGTCCTTATGAAGAACACCCAAAAAGAGGGCGGCGGAGGCGGCGATCAGTTTTGGGACGACAGCACAAAGGCTTTGCTTGCGGCTCTTTGCTTCTATCTCGTTGAGTGTGAAAGCAGAGAAATGCAGAATTTCTCCGAGGTTATGAAGCTCCTTAAAAAAGCCGAGGTCAAGGAAGGCGAGGATAATTTTCAGTCCGATTTGGATTTGATTTTCGACGCGCTTGAATTTCCCGAAAAATATACAAAAAGCGGGGCAGAAAATAACGAGCAGTTTAAGTCGCTGAATTTGATTGACCTTGCGAAAAAGGCAAAACCCGCAAGCCAATATATGTGCTTGAAATACTATAAGGATTTCAAGAAAGCGGCGGGAGATACCGCAAAATCTATCCTTATTTCAACCGCCGTTCGCTTGCAGGCTTTCAACATACCCGAAGTTATGGACTTGACCTGCTGCGATAATCTTCATTTGGAGGAATTGGGCGACGAAAAACAGGTGCTGTACATTATTATTCCGTCCTCGGACGATACATTTAACTTTTTGGCAGCGATGATGTACACCCAAATGTTTGACGTTTTATACGACCGTGCGAATTTCAAGTACGGAGGCAGGCTGCCCGTTCACGTTCGCTGTCTGCTTGATGAGTTCGCAAACGTGGGTACTATCCCCCGCTTTGAGGAACTTTTGGCGACTATGCGTTCAATGGAGATAAGCGCAAATGTCATAATTCAGAACCTCTCGCAGTTGAAGAAGATGTATAAGGACAGTTGGGAGAATGTTCTCGGTAACTGCGACAGCCTGCTGTTCCTCGGTGGTCAAGAGCCTACTACCTTGGAGCATATTTCCAAAACTCTTGGCAAGGAAACTATTGACACAAGAAGTAACAATCGTACTCGCGGACGGAATGGCTCAACGTCCGAAAATGACGGAATCTTGGGGCGCGAACTTATGACGGTGGACGAATTAAAAATTATGAAGGACAATGAATGTATTTTATTTGTCCGAGGATTGAACCCCTTTTTCTGTGACAAATTTATCATTGAAAAGCACCCGAATTACAAGTTGTTAGAGGACTTTGATAGTCAGAACGCTTATCTTATCAAGGATATTGAAACGGTGAAATTTGGTGACAATGACGAGCGGGAAAACGAGGATAATTATTCGGAATCCGTCGATGAAAAAATGCTGGAGCAGATAAATTCCGACATTAAAATCGGTAGAGAAATTTCTAAAAACGGTAAAGATGTTCCCGAAAAGAATAATGATAAAGTTGAGCAGTCCATTACCATTGAAGAAATTACTGGCGGTCTGCCGCTTTGCGGCAATGTAAATCATCTGCACGGGCGTATCCCAAAACGTCCACAAAGCGGAAGCGAGCCTGCGAACCTTGATAGTACCGAGGTTATCGTTACGTCCGAACCAAATGCAAAACCGCCCTTTATCGAGGTGGCGGAAGAAAATTACCTTGATATATTTGATGAAATATAAATAAAAAATATTTTGGAGGAACTAAAAATTATGAGAAGAATTTTTAACACAATTAAGGCAAAGTTTACAGCAATCAAGTCGGCAGTATGCGGCAAGCTTGCCGCTATTAAGGCGGAAATTCGTGAGGATTTTACACCCAACAAGCAGCTTACAGCCGAACAGCGTGACCGCAAGAGAGTGCGCTCTATTAAGAGAATTACAACGGGAATTATGGCAGCTTCAATGGCGTTTTCAATGATGGGAATTACCTGTTTTGCTGCAAATGAGGGCGGAGGCGGCTCTACCGAGGGCGTGGAAACCTTTAATACCGTCGTTGAATTTATCGTCGATTGGGTTGCACGTATCGGTCTTGTAGTCGGCTTTATCGGCGCAGTACAGTTTGCTCTCGGCTTCAAGGACGATTCCGCAGACGGTAAGACAAGAGGTCTGATGTGCCTTGCTTCGGGATTTATCGTTTTTGCCGTCGCTAAGGCTTACGATATGTTCCAGATCTAAGCGGCGATTACATAAAAATATTTTCGGGAAGTGCAAACGCATTTCCCGAAAAAGGTGGTGAAATTTTGGCAGGATTAATTGAATGGGAAACCGTGGAGGGCTGGCTTGCGGACAAAATAGCACAGGTGAATTACGCCTTTGACAATGCGGTGCAAACGTTGACAATATCGCCGTTTGACAGCAGTATTACCGTTATTGACACGGCGATGAAAGCGGTGGAGGGTACGGCTCTTGTACTCGTTTCAATGTTCTTTGTGATACAGCTTTGTAACGATGCTATGTTGTTAAAGATACAGTCCTATGAACAGGTTTTCAAGCTGTTTTTCAAGTTCATAATGGCAAAAGTCATAGTGCAAAATGCGCGAGGGTTAATGGGAATTATCTTCAATGGATTTAATTCACTTGCGAGTGGATTGGGAGAGCTTAATTACGGATTTTTGTCGGGATTTGATACCGACGCGCTTTTGTCCAAACCCGAAAAAGCGGGATTTCTCAATCTGAATTACCTTGTGCAATACCTTGAAGTCACGCCCACGTTCCTTATTTTAATGGGTGCGTGTTGGGTTATTAATTTAATCTTAATCGGCAGGCTTTTTGAAATAATCGTCTATACGGTTATCTCGCCCATACCTCTTGCGACATTTGCGGGAGAGGGCTGGCACGACAGCGCAAAAGCTTTTGTGAAAAGCTATGCGGCGGTTTGCTTGCAGGGATTGGTGGTAATTGTGATGTTCTATGCGTTCTCACAAGTGGCAGATTTGCTTGGCGGAACGTCGCAAATAGGTATTACAATAACCGCTCTTTCTTTGGCTCTCGGCGTTGCAAAAAGCGGTCAATGGGCAAGGCAAGCGGTCGGAGCATAAAAAACATATAAAAATTTGGAGGAATTGAAAAATGAATTTACATAATGATTTGATGAAAGTTAAGGTTGTCCACGGCTGTGAAAATTGCTGCCATAAGTGCAGGAAATACGGCGTAACTTGCGAGAATTTCTATCCCGAAAATTCTTCGGACTTTATGGGGTACGTTCTCGATAAACTGCGGAAAAATATCACGCCGAGCAGCGAAAAGAAGCTGAAACGCCATGTTGTTCCCGACGGAAAAAGCTACAACGACAAGGTGACAACTCTTGACGAATATTATGTCCTACTTGTAAATTCTATTCTCTCCGAAGTGAGGAAAGGCGGCGTTGATTACGCTTACAGCTTGGAGCAGATTCGCGATATTATGCGGTTTGAGCCAAACATTTCAGTTAAATACATACCGTCAGCGGGAGCGTATGAAGTGCGACTTGATACAAAAAAAATTAATTGAGGTGATACCAATGGGAATTTATATAATTCTTATGTTCATTGCGGCGGGGATTTCGCTGTGGTACATAGGAGCGACGTTCACAAAAATTTTGAAGTGACGGAGGATTTATGCTCAAAAAAATAAAGGAATATTTTAAAAATACCGACAGACTGCAAATTCAGCAGGATTTTTATGCCCTGCTGTTCATTTCTGCGGGAATATTTTCCGCCGCTTATCTGACGGGAATGATTGCGGGGTGGATAAAAAAATGATAGAAATTCGCATACCAAAGGAGATAAAAAACTACCGAGAAAAATTCTTTTTCGGGTTGACGGTTCGGCAATGTATCTGCGCCGCGATTGCGCTGCTTCTGTGCGTTCCGCTGTATATTTTCGGCGGTAAAATTCTTCCGCAGGAACTTATTTCTTGGTTGGTTCTTATCGTTGCCGCTCCCCTTATGCTTGTGGGATTTTTCCGCTACAACGATATGACCTTTGAAAAATTTGCGGTGGAATGGCTGTATTATCAATTTGCCCCGCAGAAGCGAGTTTACTCCTATGAGCCAATTTTTATGGAGCTGCGGAAAACATATCTCGCTGAGGAATTGTCTGCGGAAATTGAAATCAGCGGTAAGGAAAATTTTATTAAAAAGTTTTTTAAACGGAGGAAAAATTATTGACAAAGGATATTGTAAAAAACGGCGATACTTACTGGTTTGACGGAAACGGCAATTCCATTGTTATTGCTGAAAATGGCGGCGTATATTTTGTGGATAAGAGCGACAAGGTTCGTTATCTGACAGACGATATTCGCAAAATTTACGACGAGAAATCCGAAACATATTCCATAAATGGTATGGACATTGACGAGTACATAAAATCCCTTAGCAAGCCTGCCCAAACTACGGCTGTGCAAACTACAGCGACGGTAAAAAATACCGAGCCTGCTATAATGTCAAAGCCTGTGCAGGAAACAACCGCTATGGACACGGAAATCCCTGCAAGGGTCATTTATCAGACAATATATAATGCTCCCGAAACGGAGATAACTTTTTCTGAAACCGAAAAAATGGAGGTATCAAGAATTGAGAAATCGGAAAAAACAGAAACCGAACAGCAGGAGATTTCAGAGGTCACAACAGTTCCCGAAGAACACGTTTCCGAGAAACATGAAGCCGAGGAATTTCATGGCAGTTCCTCGGTACATTCGCAGGCTGCCGTAACCACCGTTCCACAGGAGAAAATTTTGAATTTATCTGAATTGAGCGGACATGATACTGTTTCGGAAACTTCCGCAGAAGTTACTGAAACTATGGTTATTTCAGAGGTTGAGGACAATTCCGAAATTGGTTCGGCAACAAATAATGCACAGGCTTTCCTGCTTCTTGCAGGAGTGTTCGGTGCGGCGATCGCTGCCGCGGTTTTTATGAAAAAAATCAAAAGGAAAAACATTTCCGAGGACGCGGATTTGTCGGAATTATCGGCTCGTGAGCGTGATGAAATCCGCTTGAACAAGCAGAAGCGCAAGAAACCGAAAAAGCAGAAAATCAAGAAAAAGCGTGTTGTTCCCAAAACTATGCAGAAAACCTTACCGTACAAAAGGGTTTGCGACAACTACATTTATAAAGTGGAGGAAAATCGCTATAGCAAGACTTACCGCTTTGAGGACATAAATTACGCCATTGCAAAGCAGGAGGAACAGGAGGGAATTTTCCTCGGATATTGTTCCGTGCTTAATTCGTTCGACACTTCGGCTGACATTCAGGTGACTGTCCACAATAACCGTGTCAACAAGGAAAAATTCAATGAAATGGTGCTTTTGAAACACAAGGGCGACAATTTTGACAAGTATGTGGACTCGTACAACGATATGCTTGTAGAGAAAATGGAACAGGGACAGAATGGTATTATCAGAAATAAGTATCTGACGGTTACGGTGCAGGCGGCGTATCTTGAAGCGGCAAAATCAAAGTTTGCTACCATTGACTTGGAGCTTACCAACGCTTTCAAGAAAATCGGTTCGTCTATCACGCCTATGACTTCCAACGAGCGTGTGGAACTGCTGAAAGATATTTTCCGCAACGTTGATGAGAAATTCTCGCCGCTGACACAGAGCGACTTTAATCGTCAAGCTGAGAGAGCGTATTGCTGTCCCGACTATTTTGAGTTCAAAAAAGATTATTTTATGTGGAACGACAAGTACGCCCGCACAATGTTCATCAAGGATATGCCTGCTTCGTTGAAAGATTGTTTGCTGACCGACATTGCTAACACCAATCTTGACGTTATGACAACAGTAAACATTACTCCCGTTGACCCTGCAAAGGCTCTTAAAATCGTCAATCATCAGCTTACTTCAATGAGGGCGAACAAGTTGCAAGCAGAGAAAAAGGCTATTCAATCTGGATACACTTCCGACGTTATAAACGAGGAATTGAAGTATTCTCTTGTTGAAGCTGAGGAACTTTTGGACGACCTCCGTTCAAAAAATCAGAAAATGTTTATGACGAATATCGTTATAATGGTTACTGCAAATGACTTTGACGAACTGGAGAACAATACAGAAGCCATTGAAGCTGTGGTGAGAAAGCATATATGCTCGGTGTCTACGCTGAAATTTCAGCAGGAAAAGGGTTTGCAGTCGGTATTGCCTATCGGTAATTGTACGCTTGAAATCCGCAGAACGCTGACTACCGAAAGCACGGCGGTTTTCCTGCCGTTTTCCTCTAAAGAAATTTCACAGGAAAACGGTATGTATTACGGATTGAACGCTCTTTCCAATAACCTTATTATCTTCAACCGCCTTATGCTGAAAAATCCTAACGGCTTTATCCTCGGAAGCCCTGGCAGCGGCAAAAGCTTTTCCGCAAAGCGTGAAATGGTGAACGTATTTCTCGCTACGGACGACGATATTATCATTATCGACCCAGAGCGGGAATACTCGCCGCTTGTCAAGGCTCTGTGTGGAGAAATAATCAACGTTTCCCCTGCTTCGACCAACTACATAAATCCTCTGGATATGTCGCAGAACTACTCCGACGATGAAAATCCGTTGGTTATGAAGTCTGACTTTATACTCTCGTTCTTTGAGTGCTTAGTAGGAAAACAGGGGCTTACGGCAAAGGAGCGCGGCATTATCGACCGCTGTCTGACAATTACATATGCTGAGTATATGCAGGACTTCGACCCTGCGAAAATTCCTACCCTTATAGACTTTTATGAGGTTCTAAAGTCACAACCCGAAAAAGAAGCAAAGGGACTGGCGTTGTCATTTGAATTGTACATCAAGGGAAATCTGAATGTTTTCGCACACAAGACCAATGTAAACACCACAAACCGAGTTGTCTGCTACGACATTAAGGACTTGGGCAAGCAGCTTAAAACCCTTGGTATGCTTATTGTTCTCGATTATGTCTGGAACAGGATTACCGAAAACCGTGCAAAGGGTAAGCGCACTTGGATTTATATGGACGAGGTGTATTTGCTTTTTGCCAATGAATACTCTGCGAACTTCCTCTTTGAGCTTTATAAAAGAGCGAGAAAATGGGGCGGCGTTCCGACGGGAATAACGCAAAACGTGGAGGACTTGCTTAAATCCGAGACAGCACGTTCTATGCTCTCCAATACCGATTTTGTTATGATGTTAAATCAGGCGACAAGCGATCGTGTTCAGCTTGCAAGGCTTTTGAATATTTCGGACAACCTCCTTGCCTATGTAACCAATTCCGACAGCGGTCAGGGACTTATATGCTGCGGCGGTTCGGTAATTCCTTTCCGTGACAAATTCCCGCATAATGAGCTTTATGACCTTATGACGACCAAAATTGACGAGGTAAAAAATGAGTGAGATAAAAACACAGGTTGTCCGTTCCGAGCGTGAAATATCCTCGCAGAATTTGGTTGTCAGAAATTATTCGGAGCAGTTAAAATCTGCGGTTATTTCCGACCTGCGGAGAAAAGAGATACTCAAAAAAATGCGGTCGGAATTAACCGCACAGCAGTTTCACAGACCTGAAATACGGTCTGCTGAAAATACTGTAAAAAACGTGGCAGCAATACATTCAAGCGATTCTTTGCAGACCTCGGTGAATAATGATTTTATCCACACACAGCGGCATACCGACTATATAAGAAAAGCAAAGGTTTCCTATTCGGAAGATGTGAAATCCGTCATTGCCGCTTCTGAAAATCTGGAGGGAAAAATCCAATCTGCCGACAAGATTTTTCGGCGCAAGGCTATTTTGCGGAATATGCAGATAAAGCAAATGCGGCTGAAAAACAAACGGTATACTGTAGCTAAAAGTGATGATGATAACTTGCTTTCGGAAAGTGCAGAGCTTGTGCGTTCTTCGGCGGATACTGTTATTCAAGCGGGAGAAGCTTTTAAAAATACGGTGTCCGTTGCCACGAACGGCATAAATTCTATCCGCTCTATGGTGAAAAACGGCGTTAAGGTCGGGACAAAAAAGGACATTGGCAAAATATTTACTGCTGTCGGAGGCGGTATAAAAAATGTCGCTTCCGACGCAGGAAATCAGCTTCTCAAAACAAAAATCGACAAGTCCAAAATTACCGATACAGGCACGGAAACCATTAAGCAGGGTATAACCGAAATTCGGTATCTTGACAATACTCGGAAAGCTGTTCTGAACACGGCTCGGACTACTGCTAAAGCCGCCATTGCCGTAAAAAATACGCCCCGTGATATTCGTGTGCAGGTCAAAAAAATAAAGAAAAATGTAAAGCGTACAAAGGACGCTGCGGTCAAGGTTTTTACCGTTATCCACAAGGCTCTGACTTCAAAGGTTGGAATAATTATCTTGCTTGCGCTGGCTGTAATCCTTATGTTGGTATTGCTTATAAACGGCTTGGTTACGCTTGTTTCCGCTGCTATAACAAGCCTTTTCAGTTGGCTTATTTCCGAGGACGAGGACAAATCAAGCGAGGATATTATGGACGATTATTCGACCGCTATAGTTGAATATATCGAGGAAAAGCAATCGGAAATCGACGAGATAGTGGAGGGATTTGTCTGTGATACTCGGCAGTACCCGCCTTATGACGAGATTACCGAATTAAATCAGTACGGCAACAAGGATATTGCCGATATTGACGAAAATTCAGTGCTTGCCATACTTGCGGTAATTCGCTATCGGGATTTGCAGAAAGACAATGAAAATAGCGATGATGAGGAAGAAGAAATAAAATTTGAATTTACCGATGATGAAATTCAAGAGGTAATTGATAAATTTTACGATTTTGAATACCACTATGAGTACGGTAATTGCCATTATCCCTACTGCAAATGTAAGACCGAGGTTACAATTTATAATGAGGGTACACCTTATGAGTATACCGTTGAAAGCACGGAGTATTACTGCGATGTTCAACATCAATGGTTGTACGGAGAGGTCACTAATTATACTGTTCAGAATGTTATGGACGAATACAATTTTACTGACGAGGAAAAGGATTTGTACGAAATGTATCTTGCACAAATCAGGTCTATGACGGGAGATGATGATAATATTTGATTATTTTAAAAGGCTGAAGGAGCGTAATTTTGAGGACAGAGAGCCGCAGGACAAGCCCAAAACCGACAAGGTTTTTATTGCGATAATCATTGTGTATATTTTGATTATTGCAATTAACTGCGTTGCGGGAATTTTTGATTTTAATAATATACCTCCGCAAGAAAATGCGGTAGTTGATTTTAAAATAAATATTTCCGACTTAATTATCCTCGGCGTGATTTTTATAGCTTACCTTATTTCTCACTTCAAGGGAAAGGGGCGGGGATAATGATTGACAAAGAGAAAAAAATTGCGGAAGAGCTTGCAGGGTGCAGGAAAAGTATCGGTCGCACAAAAAACCTTATTGAGTACCACAGGACAATTCTCAAAAACCTTGAAAGTAAGGAAAAAACGTTGTCCGAGCGGCTTGAAAAAGAAAAATTTTCCTCGTTTTACAGGCTTCTTAGCGAACAGGGTTATGATATTGACGCGCTTAAAAATGCTGCTTTGAACGGTGAACTTGAAAAAATACTTGCCGTAAAAGCAGAAGAAAATACGCAGGAGATTACTGCGGAAAACGATAAAAATACAGATGATGAAAAGGAGATAATTACCAATGAAAATGAACGAAATGCTTTACGCGCTGACTGATTTTTGTATTGAGCAGGACGATGACGAAACCGCTGACGAGGATACCATTGCCGCTATGATCGGCGGCTTGCTTGAATACTGCGACAGGCGTTTGCCCCACTTTGATATTGCGGCTGACAAGATTTGCAGATACCGTTTTCTGAACTGCGGCATTGATGAAAAGCGGCTTTTGCCGAGGAATGTTAAGAATAACGACGTGCTTTGCGAAAACGGCATTGTTCTTTGCTACATAACCCGCAAAAATCTGCCCATTGGCAAAAAGACGGGCGTTGCAGGCTATGAGGTAGTTTACGATTGTGACGATAATGTTATCCACCTGTTTTACAAGGTTACGTTCCGTGCAGGAGAGGTTATCACCATATACAGAACCGAGGCGGCTTGCTTCAAAAATTTTGACTTCTTCGGATTTTTTGCCGAGCTTACACATCAGCTTAAATGCTCCATTGATGAGATTTTCGCAGTTTAATTTGGGAGGGCTTTTATGTACAGATTGATTATTTCCGAAAAACCGTCGGTTTCCGCTTCTATTGCATACTGTATTGGAGCGACGGAAAAAATCTCGGAGGGAAACACTTTTTACTGGCAGGGCAACAATTACATAGTCACCAACGCCCTCGGACACCTTTTCGGTATCGGTATGCCCGATGATTACGGTTTTGAAAAGTGGGACATTGAAACGCTCCCTCTTATTCCGCAGAAATTTAAGCTGTTTCCTCTTAAGGGCTACGTCGAGCAGATAAAAATGATTAAAAAACTTTTAAACCGTGATGATGTGGTTGAGGTTATAAATGCTTGCGACGCAGGACGTGAGGGCGAGTGCATTTTTCGGTACATTTACAATTATTTCGGCTGTACTAAGCCTGTCAAGCGTTTGTGGATTTCTTCGCTTACTGATGAAAGTATCAGGCAGGGAATGAATAATCTGCTTGACGGTGCGGAAAAGGATAACCTTTTCTCGGCAGGCTTAACAAGGGCAAAAGCCGATTGGATTATGGGTATGTCTCTGTCACGCTTGTACAGCATTTTGAACGACGATCGTCATAAGGTTGGGCGTGTGAAAACTCCTTTGCTGAATATAATCGCAAAGCGCGATGAAGCTATTGCGGCATTTACAAAAGTACCGTTTTACAAGGTAGTCCTTGAAAACGGTGCGGAGTGCGATACAGTTTTTAATACTTCCGAACAAGCGGAAATTGTCAAGGCAAAATGTAACGGCAAACCTGTTGCTGTATCCTCCGTCAAATCGGAGCACAAAAAAGAAAACCGTCCGCTTCTGCATAGCTTGACTTCATTGCAGCGTGAGGCGAACGATATGTACGGAATGACTGCCGCCGATACCTTGAAAGCGGCACAGTCACTGTATGAAAAGAAGCTTATAGCCTATCCCCGCACGGACAGCAATTATCTCTCTGATGATATGATTTCTCTCGTTGAGAGCATTGTTAAATGTCTTGCAAACTATGACGTGGAGCGTGTTCGGCATTTGCAGGAGCAGGGACTTTTGATTGACAGCCGAGTTATTGACAACAGCAAGATTTCCGACCACCATGCGATTATTCCCACAAATCTGATTGGCAGGCTCGGCGACACAAACTTGTCCGAGAATGAGCAGAAAGTTGTGGGATTGGTTATTAACCGCTTTCTCTGCGCTCTTGATAAGCCGTATATTTATACCGAAACAAAGTATGAATTTACTTGTGAGGGCGAGGTTTTCAAGCTTACGGTTAAAACTCCCGAACAGCTTGGGTGGAAGCGTTATGCTGTTTCTGAAATAGAGAAAAGTCCTACGGTGAATTACTCTGAAAATGATATTTTTACCGCTGAAAATATTTCTGTAAAACAGGGCGAAACACAGCCGCCGAAACGGTTTACAGAAAGCTCACTCCTTGCCGTTATGGAAAACATCGACCGCCTTATTCCCGACAAGGTATTAAGTGAGTTTGTCAAGGATAGAGGTCTTGGAACTCCTGCAACAAGGGCGGCGATTATCGAGGAACTGATAGCTGCGGGGTATATTGAGCGCAAGAAAAAGCAGCTTGTTTCCACCGAATACGGCAGAAAGTTTGCTGCTACATTGCCCGATAATGTCAAGTCCGCAGAGCTTACTGCTCGTTGGGAACAGGCGTTGTCCGACATTGAAAACGGTGTCGGCAGCGCTGACGATCTGCTCTCCGAAATTGTGAAAAATGTTTTGGATATAGTTTCATTTGAAAAGAGCAGGGGAAGCCGTGAAGCGGTTTCAAGGACTAAAACGGTTGGGACTTGTCCTCGTTGCGGGAAGTCTGTTATAGAAAACAGCAAGGGATTTTCCTGCTCCGCGGGACGGGAAAACTGTGGTTTCTTTATCTTCAAGTCCGACAAGCGTATCGGCAGGAATTACACAGCCGCCGAAATTTCAGAGTTGCTTTCAACTGGCAGAGTCATGCTGAAAAACTGTGTTTCCTCTAATGGCAAAAAGTACAGCGCTGTGTTCTCTATGGACGATACGGGAAAATATGTTAATTTGAGGTTTGAGAAGTTTGCAAATAAACAGAAAATATCCAATATTTATTAACGAGAAATTAATTTTGATATTTCATCTATAACATCTATTGCATTATAATAAAATGATACTACATCTTTTTTTGTCAAAACAGCACCTGAATCATGTGATAATTCATTTGCAATATTAATTAGCTCTTGGCTTATTTGAAATTTTCCATGATCATTTATAGCTCTTTTTAATTCGCTTAATTTAATATATCCATATTTTTGTTCCACTTGCAATTTTTCTAAATCTATTTTGTTTATTACACAATAATACTTTATAACATATTCTAAAATTCTACGAATGGTGTTGCCAATACTAAAGAGTTCGTCATTATCATATTCGTCTGTATTAAGTAATTTTGTTAGAACATTTGCAAGCCTATTTTTTATATCATAAATAGTAGATTTTAGCAATAATGTTTTTGAAAGATATGTATCTTGGATATTTTCTTTTGGTTGGATGACACATGTATAATATGGTAGGTTACTGACTATACAAATGTGTTTAATTATGTTTTCAGGATTACCTTCCCAAAAGGTATATCGGGTATACAAATTTGACGTTTTTTCTTCAACGTTAATTATTTTATTGTTTTTTGAAATTGCCTTTTGTAGCTCTCGTTGTGGAATTAAGTTTGACATTAATAATACAAATAAATGATTATCTATTCGTATAAATCGTATTTTTGAAATATCAAGTAACAAATATTCATATGTTGCAAATCCCAAAACTGCCCATTGAAGTTCTTCCATTTCACTAATATTTTCTTCAGATAATACGCGCTCTCGTAAGTTATTTTTATCAAACCAATATATTAGTGTATATTTGTCATTTGATTCGATTCTGACTATTTTATCAAAGTTAATTTGCGAATAATGATCTAAAACAATATGTGTATTGCTTTTTTCCACAAGTTCTTTAAGGAATTCATTTATTTTGTCTTTTTCGCAAATGACATCTGGATTACCATATTTATTCCAGACATCTAAAAAAAGTTGTTCACTAAACCAATAATCGTTCATAATAAGGCTCTCCTACTTTAATATATCTTGAAAATACTCTTTTAATAAATCCTTATGCTCAAAATAGCATTCTAAAACATAATATAAAAAATGTTCATAGTTCCGCACTAAATCATTTCCGTTTTTATCTTCTTCCAATACTTCGCATCTATAGTCGAAAGGTATTCTTGAATTATCAATTTTGAAAGATTTCATTCTTGTTTTTGCTGTACCCTTCTGTGTTGCATTATTCATTCTATTATTATACTCATCAATCGTGTAAAAAACATATTCATGATCCAAATGTGTAATATAAGTACATTCGCCCTCTTTTTCGTATTGTAGATGTACTACCTGAGTTACAATCATGTCATTATATACTTCAAAATCGCTACATAACTCTTCAAAGGTTATATTTTGTGGATCAATCACTATCCACATACAATTTTCATATTCTTTCGAATATAATTTACTTATAGAATAATTTCCGAGATTAACAAAATTAAATATTTTTCCACGCTCTATAGCTCCAGCTATATACCCTTTACAACATATCTTTCCATTATACCCTGGCTCATTGCGGAGTCTTACTGAAAAATCTTTTATAATTCCATTTGATATCATTTCAGCAATCTTTTCAAGTAGATTCAAGGGCACATTTTTTGTAAAAAAAGTTTTGTTAATTGTTCTGTCGTAAATACGAGGTGGATAAATAGGAAGCAATTCTCTCTCACTGTCTATTGGAACTATACCATATTTAAAAAATTGACTTTGTTTGTCCATAATATTCTTATATACTACCTCTAACACATATAAATCACTACAAAATGGATGTCTGTTCTGGTAACTATAATTGTAAAAGGAATAGTAAATATACAATAAAACCCTAATCTCTGAATGAGGTCTATTCATTACATATTTTTGTATCCATTCACAGTTTTCATTAATCCAATTATCAATCAAATCGCAAGATAATTCATTCAGCTGTGTTTTATAAGAACTCAATTGCTCTTTATGCATAATATTAGGCTGTACTATTCCCTCAATCATATTAATTTCACGTTCAAGGTTTATTTTGATTTCACTATATAAGCTTGATTAGTTACTCCTTCTTTCAAAACTTGCATTGTCAAAGCATCATTTTCCTGAAACTTTCCTAAAACAATTCCATTTGTATAGTACAAAAATCGTTTTACATCCCATTTCTGTATTTCTAGTTTCTGTGTTTCTGGAAGAAATTGCTGATAATTATATTCTAATTGAGTAACCTTGTATTCCATCAGTAATTCTATTATTTCATTTCTTGAATTAATCACTTTGTATTACCCCCTTTACACAATAGATAATAGATATTAGATAAATCTAAATTCACAATTTTAATAACTTGCGATTTATTGATAAATATGTAAACTAAACTAACTTTAATATTATATCACAAAAAGTATAATATTTCAACCTATTTTTAAGGAAAGGAATGATTTTTTTATTGAGCAAAATACAAACCATAAAAGAAAATTGGACGGAAATCATAACAAAGCTTATGCAGGATAAACAGGAGCTTGCCCAATTTCTCCGATTTGCAGCAGGAATGTATAAACAAAGCTTTTTGGACGCAGCCCTTATCTATCACCAAAACCCAAATGCAACAAAGGTAGCAACTTTGGAAACTTGGAACAAGCTTGGCAGGCTTGTGAACAAGGGGGAACATAGTATAGCCGTGTTCGGTGAGGACAGCAAGGCAAAACACCTTTTCGATATTACCCAAACAAACGGTAAGCGTATCCCCGAACTGTGGAAGCTGACCGAGAATTTATCCGCCGAGCTTACTGCCGTTATCAATAAAAAATACGGCAGGGACTGCAAAAATATTCAGGAAACTATTGCGGCGATGTCGGTGGATAATATTCGTCCACATTTGTCAGAGATGATGTATGCGACGGGACAGCTTAAGCTGACGGATAACGATTTGAAAACATATCAGCAGTCCGTTGTATCGGCGGTACGCTTTATGGTGTCAACCCGTTGTGAGCTTGACAGCGATATAAAATTATCGGGCGGTATAAATCTTAACGCCGCAGACTTTTTCAAAGAAAAGCGCGACCTTGTACGCTTCTGTACTATTGTGCAGAAATCTGCAAAGGAAACCCTGCTTGAAATGGAACGGGAAATCGTACAAATTTTAAGAAAAAGGAGAGAAAAGAGTAATGAATTACAGACTAAGCCCGACAGGACAAATGCTGCCAGAAATTCAGTACACGGAGGACAGCAGCGAACAGAAAATGCTCCGAAAGCCCATAGGCAGGTGGGGCAGAATGTGGCAGGAGTGGGTGAAAGCCGAGTACCCGACGGAAGTGCAGATATTCGTAACGGAGGGACGGTGGCAGATAATTCCGAGAATAATCGACAGAGAAGCGGAGAGCCGCTTTCTGGAACTGGACGAGCAGTACAGACAGGAAAATCCCCGTCCGCAGACGTTCTCGGAAATTCAGAGTTGGGAAAAAATGCGTCTGCTGACGGTCGAACACATGATTATGGAGGAAATAGTTTATCAGTTGAGGCTTTGATTGAGCGTTACAAAAATGCGGATTTTAACCGCCGTCTTGACAGCTACGAGATTGCAGGACGTATGCTTTATGAAGCTGAATACAACGAATTTAAAAACGGCGCTGTAGGTTTTTTCGATCGTTTTGAAGCGGATAAATATTCCGAAACACAGGCGGAGGAAATTCGTACTATTATTAAATCCGCCCTTGAAAACCGTGAAAAATCTCACGACTTTATTGACGTAAGTATACCCGACGAACCGCCCCAAAATGAACCTGTTATCCTTAACAATGAAATTGTTGAAACCTCGGATTTACCGCCATTTATCAATGAAGAATTTATTGGCGAAATTCTAAAGCACGACAGATTTTTCAAAATTAAGCGCGATAAGATTGCTGAATTTTTTGAAAATACTTCCGACACCACAAAACGCGCGGAATTTATGAAAAAGGCTTTTAACTACGATTATACGGAGCTTGACTACGGTAATACTCGTCTTGGCTACAAAGCTGATGAAAGCGGCGTTCTTATGTGGGAGGGGAATTTCCTTTCCCGTACAAGTGAAGCTCTTTTTTCTTGGGATTTGATACAAAGTCTTACAGCCGACCTTATCGAAAAGGGAGAATATCTTGATAAAGAAATTCCCGACGAGCCTGTTTTTGCAGAACCCGAACAGAAGGAATTTCCCGACCCCGAGCCTGTTCAACAAGTCGAACAGCTTTCCTTTTTCGGAGATACAGAGCCTGCCGCTCCTGTTGCTGCTGTCGCACCTCCGAAAAATATTCCGAAAAGACCTGTGGTATTTTCATCAACGCCGCCCAACGACGAAATGATAGACTACATCTTGAAGTGCGGCAGTAACGAGCCGAAAAGCTTGGAGCGAATTGTTGCGCAATTTCAGAAAGAAAAATCCGCTGCTGAAAATGCGGAATTTTTGAGAAAAGAGTTCGGCGAGGACGGGCGGGGATATAACTTCGTTTCACAAGATAAGACCCGTTCGGCAATGCTTGCGGCGTGGTTTGACAGCAGCGGAATTACCGCAGCCATTAGCAACACGGCGTTTCCGCAGGGCGAAAATATTCACCTTTCTTGGGAACGGGTTGCCGAAAGAATATCGTCGCTTCTTGATAAAGGCGAATATTGTTCACAGGATATTATCGACCATGCGGCTGACTTTGAATTAAAAAAAGCTGCGGGTAGTTTGTGGTTTATTCATCAGGATTTAAGCGACGATTACCGCGAAAAATATTTTGTTCCCGAAGAGTTTTTTGAGGGCGGCTTTCCAAATTCGACGAAAAAAATTAAAATCAGTATGACGGATAAAAATACCCTGCAAAAATATATTGACGGGCTTTCAGATTTCATAAGTCAGTATGAAGAAAACCGCAGCATTATGCGGTTTCATTTTCATAATCTGAAAGACTATTTACAGCAGTTAAAGGACTTGCAGATTCCGCGAAAGGAGTTTATCACTAACGCCGACTTCAAGTTTGAGCCTAAATTTTTCATTACCGAGGACGAAAAGGACAGGCTTCTCACAATGGGCGGCAATGTTGCAGGTGGAAAATATCGCATAGCGAAATTTTTTGCGGAAGAACATACCGCAAAGGAGAAAGCCGATTTTCTGAAAAATGAATACGGTATCGGCGGCTCTGGGCGTTCGGGATATAATACGTTTCACGACTCAAAAGGTTTAAGGTATAAAAAAGACGCACTTACCTCAAATGATTGCGAAGTCACAATGAAATGGAACGAGGCAGCGAAGCGTATTTACGTGCTTATTGCCGAGGATAAATATATAACTCAATCGGACATTGACGAGCTTATTCGCAGCGCAAAGCATACCATTGAACATCGTAAAATCGAATCGGATTATGACAAGGCTGTGGTTGACAACGCAAAGAAAATTCTTGCAGAGTATGGCGTGGATATTCAAGAAAATACGGATATTTCCGAAACAAAATCCCCTGTTGAAAAGCTTATCGAAAAGGCAGAAGCGGCGGGCGTTCCCGTTGAAACCATTGCCGAGCCTGCGGAAGAAAAAGCTGTATTTATGGACGTTAGAGACGAAACCTTTATCGCCGTACAGCAGGTGGACGAGGGTATAGAGTATTCCGTTTATGCTTCCGACCTTACTGTTATCGACGGTGGTATTTGGGAAATGGACGAGGCTATGGATTTGAAGTCTGCGGCGGCAGACTTGCTTGCCACAATGGAAAAAAATATCGTTTCTGTTCCCGACTACGATAATTTCATAGACCTTGCGGACGGTAACTCCGACAAGGATATTCCCGCTGAACTTGCAAAAATCAAGGCGGACGTTTTTTTTAAAATAAATCCCCCGCAGAAAAATATATCGGAAAATTCCGAAAAATCCGCTGTAAATTCTCCCGAAAAGATAGCTGTTCCCGACATTAAGCAACCTAAAAGCGGCGTACCCGTTACATATCATTTCAGCCCCGAAAACGTTGCGGCTGGCGGTGCAAAATCAAAATTCAACTCCAATGTTGAAGCAATAAAAACATTGCAGAAAGTTGAAGCGGAGAACCGCTTTGCTACTCCCGAAGAACAGGCTGTAATGGCAAAATATGTGGGCTGGGGCGGCATACCGCAGGCTTTTGTCAGCGATAAGATTGCCGAAAGTATTTCGGGGAATTTGGGAGAAGCCGCCCCGTCGGGCTGGGAGAATGAACAGAAAGAATTACTGGAGCTTCTCTCCCCCGAAGAATACAAAGCGGCGAGAGCGTCCACTCTGACAAGCTTTTACACACCTCCCGACGTTACCGACGGAATTTATCAAGCATTGGCACAATTCGGATTTGAGGGCGGAAACGTTCTTGAGCCGTCAATGGGCGTGGGTAACTTCTTTGCCAAAATGCCCGAAGATATGCGGGATAATTCCAAGCTTTACGGCGTGGAGCTTGACAGTATCAGCGGCAGGATTGCACAGCAGTTGTACCCTAACGAACGTATACAAATAAAGGGATTTGAGCAGACAAATTTCAATAATAACAGCTTTGACGTTGTTATTGGCAATATCCCATTTGGCGATTATCGTGTATCAGACAAAAAATATGACAAGTACAATTTTAAAATTCATGACTATTTCGCCGCAAAAGCGGTGGATAAGGTCAAACCAAATGGCGTTGTAGCCTTAGTTACGTCAAAATTCACTATGGACAAGCTTAACGAGAAAGCCCGCCGTTATCTTGCGGAGCGCTGCGATCTGTTAGGCGCGGTGCGACTTCCCGCAGGAACTTTTAAGGACGCAGACAGCGTTACTACCGATATTCTTTTCCTCAAAAAGCGTGAGACAATGACGGTGGAAATTCCCAATTGGGTGCGTATGTCCCAGACAGAGGACGGAATCCCCTGCAATAAATACTTTGTGGACAACCCCGAAATGGTACTTGGCAAAATGGCTTGGGACGAGCGCATGAAAGGCAAGTTCGGCGACGACAGCAAGGTTACTACCTGTTACGCAAACAAGGATATTCCGCTTTCCGAGCAGCTTAAAAATGCCATTTCCAAAATTGAGGGAAAAATAGAAACTGTCAAGGAAAAAGTATCGGAAAATTCCAATATAAAGGTTATTCCTGCCGACCCGTCGTTGCGTAATTTTACCCACACCCTTGTGGACGGAAAACTGTATTTTCGCGAAAACGAGATTATGACGGAAGTGCAGGAAACGGGGAAAACTCTTGACCGTATGCTTGGTATGCACAAGATACGTCAGGCGGCAATGGCTGTTATCGACGCACAGGCGGCGGATTGTACCGACGAGGAATTGTTGAAATTGCAGGCTGACTTAAATGCCATATATGACAAATTCAAAAAATCCTACGGCAACATTACCGACGTTATGAACGAGCGTTGTTTCCGTCACGACGACGATTACAATAGTGCGACACGTTTCTAACTGAAAAGGTTAGACGTGAAGCTGAAAAATAAATGTATAAAGTGGAAAGGAGTTTATACAATCAGTTTCATAGAACTGATAACCCAAGAAGTGGAATGAGGGAGTAACGTCCCGAAACGCTTCCCCTGATACTCCGACTGGCAAGGTTGAGAAATTGGCTTTGTCAGGAGCTCGGTGAAGTCGGCTGAGAGATACCGTAATCTGCAAAAGCAGAACGAAAGCTGTTCAGAGGTGAACGGTGTATCTTATAGGTCGGGGGTCTACAAAATGTATATGGTGAGAATGACGGAAACGTCTGACAAATCTGCGAATGTAAGGGTCTATAAATCGAGTGCATAGAAATGTGCAGACCGCCATAGTGCGGTGACAGTGAGGTAAAGTAAGATTTGTTGTTATGAAATACCTTGCAATGTTAAAGGCATTGCCAAGCTGTCAGGCTCAGAGCAGGCACCTAAGTATATATGCAAAGATAGGGTTATCGGAACGTGGCAGCCTACAATACGCGTAAGCGGTACGGGCGAAGAACAATAAGCCGTTTTGATTGTGGGCAAAGTAGTGGCATTACCGTTGATGTTTTCTGTAATAGAAAAAGTAGGGACAGCCACAAGTCAATATTACAAAAATAATCATAGGTATTAAAAATCATAGCTTCGAGTATGACTAAGAAAAACAATCCCGAAAGGGGGAGTTGCCTATGACAAAGCGAAAGAAATTAAGACATTCGGAATATTATGATTTGCAGGATTGCTTTGATAATTTGTACGCTAAAAGCAAACAGGGTGATGTTTTCACAAACCTTATGGAGATTATTTCGTCCGAGGAAAATATACGGCTTGCGTACAGGAATATCAAACGCAATACAGGCAGTCAAACAAGCGGAGTGGACAGGCTCAATATTAAAAATATTGAGAAGATGTCTGCTGATAAATTGGTTGAGATAATTCAGAGAAAATTTAAATTCTACAAGCCTAAAGCTGTCAGGCGTGTGGAAATCCCAAAACCGAACGGAAAAACCAGACCGCTGGGAATACCGACTATAATTGACCGACTGGTGCAGCAATGTATCTTACAGGTTTTAGAGCCGGTATGCGAAGCAAAATTTCATGAACGAAGCAACGGCTTCAGACCGAACAGGTCAGCGGAACACGCTTTGGCGCAATGCTATAAAATGATACAGCGACAGAACTTACATTTTGTTGTTGATGTTGACATCAAGGGATTTTTCGATAATGTCAATCATTCAAAGCTGATACGTCAGATGTGGACTTTGGGAATACGTGATAAACAACTGATTTGCATAATCAAAGAAATGCTGAAAGCGCCTATTGTAATGCCAGACGGTAGCATTCAATATCCAACAAAGGGCACACCCAAAGGAGGTATCCTATCGCCGTTATTGGCGAATATAGTGCTGAACGAGTTGGATTGGTGGATAAGCAGTCAGTGGGAAAATATGCCGACGCATAAACAATATTATTGCCCTGTTAATAAGAACGGTGCATTAGATAAAAGTCAGGTATATAAGGTGCTGAGAGAAAGTTCACTTAAAGAAATGTATATTGTGAGGTATGCGGACGATTTTAAAATATTCTGTCGGAAACGGAGTGACGCAGATAAGGTTTTCATTGCTGTAAAACAATGGCTGAAAGACAGATTATCGTTGGAAATAAGCGATTAAAAATCAAAAGTTGTTAATCTCAAAAAGAACTTCTCTGAATTTTTAGGGTTTAAATTAAAAGCGGTTCGGAAAGGAGGAAAATTTGTTGTAAGGTCGCATATGTCTGACAAAGCCATTAGCCGTGAAACCGAAAAGCTAAAAGAACAGATTAAAGCTATTGAATTTCGTAAGAATGCCGAAGACGAAATAAAACAAGTTTACCAATACAACTCAATTGTTTTCGGTATACATAATTACTACAAATATGCAACAGCAATAAGTCATGACTGTAGGTCAATTCAGTTTCGGGTCAGTATGGTTATGTATAATCGGTTAAAAGGCAGAATTAAATTTCAAGGCTGTATTTCGCAAAAATATATTGCCGAGAGATACGAAACAAGTAAAATGCTTCGATACATTAATAAAATGCCAATATGTCCGATTGGATATGTGCAGACTAAGAACCCAATGTACAAAAAGAAAAAGATATGCAAGTATACAGCAGAGGGCAGAGAGGAAATACACCGAAATCTGAAATTTGATGAAGCGGTAATGGCAATTCTGCATATGCTCGCAAAAGAATATTTGCCGAATAGAAGCGTGGAATATATGGATAACAGGATTTCACTGTACGCTGCGCAATACGGAAAATGTGCCGTTACGGGCAAAATGTTGTGGATTGATGAAATTCACTGTCATCATAAAAAGCCAATTATTCAAGGTGGTACGGATGAATATAAAAATTTGATAATTGTCCATATCAACGTACACAAGCTTATACACGCAACAAAACCCGAAACGATACAAGTGTATCTTAATAAAATCAACCCTGATAAATCTCAGCTTGACAAAATAAACAAACTCCGAATGTTAGCGGGTAATCCCGCAATTTAATTGTTTTGAAAACTTTGAAAGTGATACCAATCAGATGAATTTGTAATATTGATGGAACGCCGTGTGCGGTGAAAGCCGCACGCACGGTGTGGAGCGGGGGAAAAGACGGAGATTATATCAAAGCCTTACCTATCGCTATCTCTTGCGGCGCTTGAAATTGTTGATACCGAAAAAAAGACGGTGGAGAAATCGGAGATTTTTTTCAAGAGGACTATTCAGCCCGAACTGGAGATAACTTCGGTGGACACTCCGCAGGAAGCTTTGCAAGTTTCCATAGACCGTATCGGAAAAGTGGATATTGAATATATGGCTGGACTTGTGGGTACTTCTCCCGAACAGCTTATTGCAGATTTGGGCAATGATATTTTCCGTAATCCCGCAAAAATAAAGGACGGTCAGCCGTATTCGGGCTATGAGGACGCTTCTGAATATTTGTCGGGAAACGTCCGCGAAAAGTTGAAAATTGCCAAAGATTACACAAAGCATATCGACAGCAGTTTTCAAAGAAATGCGGACGCACTTGAAAAGGTTATCCCGAAAAATCTTGAAGCGGGCGAGATCTCCGTCCGTATCGGAGCGAACTGGATTGATGTTGAGGATTACAATAAATTTCTGACCGAATACGCAAAGGCGGATATGGTTTTGCACCCTGTTGTACGAACCCGAATGGGTGAATACAAAATCGAGGGCAAGAACCGAGATTACTCTGTTGCGGCTTCGGGTACTTACGGAACGTCCCGTATGAACAGCTACTGCATTTTTGAAAATCTGCTTAAT